TTATGGGATGCGTATGGTTTTCCCGGTCTGGAGCTTGGTTTTCGATGAAAACCCGTTTAAATCACGAATGGACGCTTGGGAAACCTTGAATTTCTTGGCGACTCCCCCCAGGGTGTCACCACGTTTCACCGTGTAACTTCGGCTTTTTGCCAGTTTTGCTTTTCTGCGTTTTTCGGCGGCTGCTTTTTTGGCGGCTCGAGCTCTCTCTTCGGCTTCTTTTTGTTCGATGAAACTGAAATAGGCAAAATCCTTGCCGGTTTCGATGTTGGTTTCCAGGTAATCCCTGACTCCTTGATAAATGCTTTGAGCCAGCCGTTGTTGCGATTGGGGGTTCTTGAGATGCACCACATCCTCGGGATTTGAGGTATAACCCAGCTCAAGCAAAACCGACGGGAGGGATAAGGAGTGGAGGACTTTGAAACCGGCACGTTTCACGCCACGGGTTGGAAGCCCGGGAACGGCGTTTCCCATACTGGCATTGACCTTCCCTGCCAGCACTCCGCTTTGATACATGATTTCGGCTTGTTTGTTCAGGATTTCGCCTTTGGGAAGAGCTTCGGAGTGGGTTTGGGCGACGCCGCCGACTTCATCCTGGCTGTTTTCCAGTTCGGCCACCAGGTTTTCGGCTTGGCCGACCGCCCCTTTGTATGATTCGTAGTAGACTTCGATGCCTCGGATCGCCTTTTTCCGGTTGTAGTTGACATGAACGCTGACAAATGCGTCCGCCCCGAGTCGTTCCGCCATTTTTGATCTTTCGTCCAGAGGGATGATGTAGTCGGCCGATCGGGTCAAAATGGCGTGATAGCGGGGATCACGATCGAAATAGGCTTTCACCAGATGGGCAAAGCGCAGAACATAGTCTTTCTCGATGATGCCATTGTGACGGGCACCGGGATCCTCGCCACCGTGCCCTGGATCGATAACGACGATCCTGATGTTCTTGGACTTGAGTTTTCGAACTTCATTGAGTTCGTTTTCCCGCCGGCGTTGAACCATCTGCACGGATTCGCTGAGGAAGATTACGATTCGGTCAGGTTTGTAAAGATTTTTGGGGAGGAAAAAGGTGCGCTGTCTGATTCCGGCCGGAATTCGGAAATACACCCGAACGGACTTATCATCCCGTTCCTGGACAGTCAAGGCTTTGATGAATTGGTTATACAACGGATAGCTTTGTCGTCCCGGTCGGAAGGAGCACATGGCGACGTCGAAAAAGTAGGTTCCGTCGGGCAATGCGTTCACCGGGGCAATACGTGGGACTTCATTCAGGTCAATAACAATCTGGGCTTCTTCGGGGCTTTGCCAGAACCGGATATCCGTGATTCGAAGGTCTTCCTGGGCGATGGCCTGACCGGCAAAAAGGCTGAACAACAAAAAAAGGAGGAACAGGCGCGGGAAGTCGGTGACTCGAAGACGGTTCAGCATTGCACGTGATGTCCTATGGATTTCTCCATTCATGGGAACTGAGTATAACAAAGACGGCTTCCGATTGAAAGAGGGCAATCGGGTTTCGCCTTAACAGATTCCATCATTCCTTTCGGCGTTTCCGGCCGAATTCCTTAACGATTCACCTCGTGGATTCTTTGGTCGGTCTGGAAAAAACGGTTGGACCGGGTTTTCCCTCCTCCGGAATTTCGGAGATGGGGTGTGGTGGAAATGGCGCTCCGGAAAATGGGGAATCTCAGATAGGCCGGGAGGACACATTGAACACTTTTCCCGTATCTGAACCAGAGAAGGGAGTTGAAACGACCGCCGGATTTTCCCAGGTTACGAAAAGCAGTCTGCTCTGACTCTCTATCCCAAATAAGCCCTGGTTCCGGATGTTCTGATAAGAAATGAGGAAGGGGGGAAAAGTCGAATCAGCATGGGGAGTTTTCCTGAAGTTTTCCCGTTGACTTTGTCCAGGTTTCGTTGTAAAATTAATACCTCAAACGCCGGGATGGTGGAACTGGTAGACACGTACGTTTGAGGGGCGTATGGCTTCGCCGTGCGGGTTCAAGTCCCGCTCCCGGCACCGACCGTATACGCACGTCGTTCCGAAAGGGGCGACGTGAGTATTTTTAGGTGGTCTTTATGGACCTCCACCCGGAGTTGAAGGGCGTGAAAAACCTCTTTCAACTCCGGTTCGCCGGCAGACGAAAGCTCTCGCTTTACCAGAGCAATGATTTCCTCGATATCCCCAATGGGCAATTCCGAACAATCCTCAGGAATCTGAGGAATCTCATCCAGGGCCTTTTGTTGCCGGTCCTTTTCCTGTCTGAATTCCTCCAACTTTCCCACCACGAGGTTTCGGGGAATGTCCCCCTTGGCCAATTCATCCAGCATGACCGATATTTTCTGGTCCACCTGGGCTATTCTTTTCCTGATGACCCCCGCTTCAACTTGAGTCTTCTTTCTCGTTATCTCCTGGTTGGCGGCAAACTCTTTGAGAACACTTTCAATCGTTTTTCGGTTCAGGTGGTTCTGGAGAATTTCATTCCTGATGGCGTCGACAATCGCCGACTCTTCCGGCCGGTTTTGGTTTTCGCAAAGGTGCCGGTGGCGATTGGCACAACATAGGCGGAACTCCCCCCGCGTTATCCCCCGAACAATATAGGGAGCCCCGCAAACTCCACAAAAGATCAATCCGGAAAGAGGGTGGGGGCTTCCTGAAAGTCTGGGAGTTTGTTTTGCATTGGCCGCCAATCGGGCCTGAACCTTATTCCACGTTTCCTCATCAATAATTCTGGGGGCCGCACCCTCCGAAATAACGGTACCACTTTTCGAGCGCCAAACCAGATTACCGCGATAGGTTTCATACCTGAGAAGTTGGAAGAGAGCCCCCTGGCTCCATGCCTTGGCTTTCCGGGGACGGAACCCCCTTGCAGTCAGTTCGGTAATGGCCTTCTTCAAGCCGAATCCATTTGCCATCATGTCGAAGAGATTCTGGACCACGATCGCTTCTTCTTCCTGAATGACGAGAACTGTTCGCTCTTTCCCGGTGGCCTGGTCGATTACCCGTTTATTCTGATACCCATAAGGGGCAGTCCCACCGCATCGAAAACCCTTTTTGGTATTGGTGATCATTCCCGACCTGGTTTCCATGGCCAGATTTTCTGAATAAAACGCCGCCACGGCCTCAATGATGACTTCGAGGAGCCGGCCGGTTGTAGAATCGGTGTCAATGTCCTCCCGGGCGGAAATGACTTTGATGCCCTGCCGGCGGAGCATCGTCTTGTAGACCCGGGAAACAGTGACATCGCGGGCGAAACGATCATACTTCCTGACCATGAGAACATCCCACGGGCGGGGAGTTTTCTTCGAATCGGCAATCATCCGCTGAAATTCCGGGCGGTTTTCAACCTTCCCGCTTTGAGCGGTATCAACGTACTCGGTAACGATCTGACTTTCAGGCCAAAGCCGGACAGCCTTTTCCGTGCATTCCGCCCGCTGGGTCTCTATCGTCGCGTCATCTTGGTTGTCCGAAGAATAGCGGAGATACAATGCGATTTTCACAAGAACACTACTTATCCCTCAACCTACGTCCCTGGTTGAAGAGAAGCCGTATCATCATCCAGCAATCGAAAATCGGTTATATGATCGATTCGCCCCATTCGAATTCCTCTTTGAAAATTGCCACACACTCTGATGTAACCAAGGCCTTGTTTGTGCGCCTGAAGAGCAAGTTCATACATACTTGCGTCAAGATTGACCCGGGCTTTTAATGCCTCTCCGGCTTCACGGTCCAGAAGAGAAAGAATAACCTCTCCAGCCCTGTTACCATCTTCTCCAACATCACCGTTAAGGCTTTCCACCGTTCCAACAAACATTTGGGGCGTATCCATCTCCTTACTTGGCCTTAAAAGCCCGGCAACTTTTTCAATAACTGGAAAATACTCCACAGGAAACGCCACACAAGCAGGGGTATTGTTTGGTAGTTCCAGATCCCTTGGACTTCCCCATTGTGCTTTCAATTCCAGTTTTCCATCATCCGGAGGTTGCATGCGCAAAAGGGCATCGCAAAGATTCCATGTGATGGACTTTCCTTCTGTTCCGTCTTTTTCAATTACCCGATCAACGCTATTTTCCTCGATTCCTTTGATTAACCGACTGGTAGCGGTCATCAACAAACGTGTTGCCTTTCGCACAAATGGTTCTTCGGTAGGGAGCGGAGGTGCCTCCTTTTCCACGGAAAATAGAGGACAAACAATTTTTATCACATAGCTTCCATGCTCAGTTTGTCCCGATCGACAATTTTTAATAAGTTGTTCAGCAGGTCCACGGCTCATTCTTGGGTGATGCCTTGCCGGTTTTACAACTGAACACGCAGCCGCCAAAAGAGCTTTTTTTGCCCCCTCTCTCAAGGCAATATCATCCAAAAAGGGGACTTCTCCCATTCTGGAATCTGGCGATGAAATTCTGAATCGAAGTACATCGGAATCAACACAATGCAAATCCGACAATACGGAGAGCAGATCTCTTTCTTCAATTGCACTCAGCCTGTTGGCGACTTCTAACATGGCATCGCCAAACCCCGGAATTTCGGAATCCATAGGGATGTGTAGTTGTTTAAGCGGAATTTCGGGATGGGCAAGTACCCAAATCCGACCCTTGACCCCCTCAACCGATTTCCACTTTCGGGCTTCCCCATATTGCTTAACAGAAAGAGGTTTCAGGCCAAGGGCCAGTTTTAAGAGCTGCTGTTTAGCCTGCATAGCGTATGTCCTCCTGTTGGGCAATTCTGAGAAACAAATCGCTCAAGCCCTCTGGGGAAAAAACCTGTGTTTTCGGCAAATACACCGTTTGCCCGGTTGAGTTGGCAGTTTCGGGAGCTCCTATAAGACTAACCCAATAGGCGCATTTTTGCAAAATCAATTGTGTTGGTGTGTGCTGAAGCCATTTTTCTTTGTTTTTTGGTAAAAAAAGAACAACAAGCAACTTTGGAGGCAGAGCAGTTTCAGCTCTCAAAACATTGTAACGGTCAACATTGTCCAGAAAATATGGGTATCTTCCATCAATTTCCTCCACCTCTTTTGTGGTTGCTTTAAGTTGAATGTTTATGGTGATATCCGTTAAAAACGCATTGGAGGAGAATTCCTTAACCTGATGCAAATTTGCATCTATTCCAGCGTTGTCAAACTGCCTTGCAGCAACCTGGCAACCGGCCCCAATTTTGGCCGCAACGGCATGGAGATACGCATAACTCAACTCTGATTCGATGTCTTGATCGGTCATCATTTATTTCATATCTCCTGCTGGGATTCTCTGAAGGGAAATTGGCCTGATTGGGTCACCCATCACCGCTCCTCCATGATATCCAGGAGGAATGCTTTTTCCGTTTTCAAATGCTCTGCCAAGGCAAACTGGCAATGAACAAGCTCCTCAAAAGTATCAACAAGATGTTGCCGAAGATCGTCGATTGCCTGCCAATCCTCGTCGCCGACTCCAATCAGATCAAGATCCTGGAACTCGGCAAACCATTGATCCTCTTCAAAATAGACGGTGATGGTGATTTCTCGCTTCAATCGATACTCTTGGGATTTAAGATTCCCAAGTTTCTCTTCTCTGGATGAATGCAACAAGAGAATCCTTTTTCTGGAAAGAAACAGCCCACTCGTGAGGAATTTTCTCCATGATAGCAGAAATTGGGGTTTCTTGTAAGTTCCGAATTCTTTGCATGGTATCATTGATCCTTCGTTTTCCACCCAAGTGGCCACATTCAAAGGATTTTTTGACATTTTACTCCTTCCTCCACTTGCCTAGCTGGCCAGTCTTCAAGACCTTCACAAGTCGTGGACCCATTTCTTCTGGAAGTTGCTTTTCCCCTGAAGTAGAGAAATGGCACTCTGAACATTGAACTCTGATTTTATTTGTGTCCCTCTCTGAAACCAATAATTCATGGGAATTACATCTTGGACAAGCCATCATCCAAGAGGAAATGATCTTGCGAATATCCTGTATTGAAGCAAGTTTTTTCCGTCTCAGGTGACTTTTAACCTCATGAAAACCATTGTTCACTTGATTTTTACGGAAATGCAATGGAACAAAAGAAAAAAAATCGGTTTCAACCTTTTGTTTGAGCCTGTCATGAGAATCGGAAGGCTCCATTCCATGATGGAATAAACAAAGAGAAACTAGATTCTCTTGAATGTGGCTTCCACCTTTTGAGATTGGAATTACATGATGAATGTGAAGTGGAAGTCTATTTGGACAACCCGTTACTTGGCAGGTGTGCCTATCGCGCTCCAATACCTTTGCCCTAAGTTCTTCCCAAAACGGGGGATAACCTGGCCAATGTTGAAAAATGAAAAGAATTTTTCGGTCAGAATCTGATAGATAGGCTGAATTAAGAAAAGAAAAAAGATTGGGTTTTGGTTCCTCGGGGAAGTTTCGTGAAAAATTTTCCTGCTCATTTTTAATCAAAACCTTTTTGTTTTTTTCAAAATCAATTGAACAGACGATTGAGAAAACAACAAAAACGAGAAAACCAGGGAAGAGAAAAGAAAGAAGAAAAAAGATACATCCGAAAAATGGTCCGGAATAAGGTTCTTGTTTTATTTTTTCAATTTTTTTATTGAGAAGTTCAATGTTTTCGTCCCTTAATTTGGTTCTCGCGAGATACTCTCTTCTTTGAAATTCATATTTTTCGGGATATTGAATTGTTGAAATATTATTCAGACAGCAAACGCAAAGAGGGGTCCTGTCAGAAAGAAATATCATTTCTTGAGAAATAAGCCCACAAAAAAAACAGGTTGCATGCCCCCGTCTTATGTCATCTAGTGAAAAATAGTTTTTTTGCTTTTCGAGGATTCCATCAATATTCACCCTTGCCAAAAGGCTTTTTGGAGAATAAGCTGCAAAAAAATCTGTTGAGGTCAAAGCGCCTAATCCACGGTCGGCCGACCAGTAATTTTTAAAAGTTGGTTGGGATGAATTGCACTACCACTCCCGAAATTTTTAGTTCGGAATTTTAAAACTCTTGTTTGGACAGAATCACGCGGCCCACAAGAACCAGATTGTTGACCTGCTCTCCAACGAGAATAATAGGCTCAACCATAGGATTATCTGGCTTCAAGATAATGGTATCATCAGCCCGGTAAAACCTCTTCAGTGTGAATTCATCGAATGGCCCGAGTTTGGTCACGTAAACCTTTCCGTTCACGGGAGCTCGATCCGCTTCGACAATCACCAGGTCGCCGGGGTTGATTCGCGGGGTCATGGAGTCGCCCTTTACTATCAGGCCGAAGAGCCTTCGCCCCTTTGCCTCAAATTCCGGCATGTAATAATGCCCGATCGGCTCTCCGGAAATTTCCTCTGGGGGGCCGGCGGGAATCTTCCCAAAGATCGGGATCGGGATAGTCTTCTGGACGTTGGCTGGGTTGCGGTTCAATTGATCCAAAGGATCAATGAGATCTAGAGGGGAAACACCCAACAACACGGCAATTTCTTTTACTTCATTTTCACTGGGCAAAACCCGGCCAATTTCCCAGTGTTGGAATTTTTCCCGACTGATGTTCGCCATTTTCATGAGTTCTTTCCGGCTCAATTGTGCGCTTATCAAAAATAAGTCGACCTTTCTGACAAAGCTCGACCTAATTGGATTGTCTGAGATGAGTTCGTCTGGGGGGATTTCCAAGGCATGAGCAATCTTTTCAATGGTCTCTGGGTCCGGAGTAGAACGCTCAGTAAGCCAATTTGTGATGTCGTATGGCTTACGATTAATTTTTTCGGCCAATTCCGAATTTTTAACTGTTTTCCTTTTTAAAACCTCTCGAAGTCGTGTTCCAAAGCTCAATCAAAAACTCCTAGCAAAAAATGCAAAAAACCTGTTGACTTAGATAGCAATTTTTGCTATCTTAAAGACATAAGCGAACCGCCGGAGAATCTCCGGACCTGACAATCTAAAGATACTCTGCGCGGCCGCTGTTTGCAAGTTCTTTCTTAATTAGGTTTTCCGGGACAAGCGGGCCGCGAATCAGCAAAACCTGCCACTCGCAAGGGTGGTTAGTTTTTGAGAACCCCTCCAAGGTTGCTTGTCCCAACCAAGGAGGGGTTCTCTTTTTACCAATGCGTAGCTTGAAAGGAGACATGGATGGTTAAGCGAGTCGAAATTTTCCATATCCAAGGCATCGGTAGTGTTTCCATCACCCATGACAGCATCAAACTTTTGGATGGCGTTTTGAAAATGGTTTTCGGGCAGAAAAGCTTTGTAAGTTCGAATCATTCCTTGATGGATTCCATAGCCTCATCAACCGCGACCACCAGTGATTTGAGATTGCGGAGGGAATAAATGAATCTGAAGATTGGTCCGGTTCCCTTGAGTCTTGCGGAAATATCCAGGAAGAACCCGGCCTTGAGAGCGGAGAGCGTGATCGAGGAAGTCAAGCGGCTTCATAAAACCGGGAAGTTGACCCCGATCTTTGACGAGCAAGACGGGGTAAAGGTCTGCCTCTGGAGGCGGAAATGAAATCAAGAAAAAAGGTTCTACCAATTGTTTGGGTCACCCGGCCTACGGTGGAACAGGAAAAGGAAATGGTCAAGGTCCTGCTGAAGAGGGTCCTTGCCAGAAGGGAAACAAAGCAATCATGAGGACCGCGCATTGTGGCGTTGGGAGCGAAGGTCAGAGAAATGACCGCTCCGGCGGAATGGTTCCGCTCAGGGAGATCGCGCCTCCCGTCCTCGCTGGTAGGCCGAAAGGTCTGGTTCCGGCGGGGCAACCCGCTCTATTTGTCCCCGTGGTCCAGTGGAGTGGACGCCGCCCTGTCACGGCGGAAATCGCAGGTTCGATCCCTGTCGGGGACGCTGATCCTCTTTTCGCCCGGAGTTTCCCGGGCACTGAAAGAACATGGTCATGAATTTGGATTTAATTCTTCTGCAGAAGCACATAGGTGAAGTCCCATCGGCAAGAAGAAGGGCTCCCAGGGTTTTCAAGGACCCCAAGGGCTACCTCTTCTTCTATGGCTATACACCTGAAAGAAGGAAGGTTTTCATTCATAGGGTGGTAGCCGAGATGAAGATTGGGAGAACCCTTTTCAAAAATGAGGCGGTTCATCACGTAGACCAGGATAAGGAAAACAACTCGTGGGAAAACCTTGAAATAATGACCCGAAAGGATCATGCAAAACATCATTCCAAAGAAATTGAATTTTGGAAAGGAAGCCCAAGACATAAAAAAGAGGAAAGAAGTATGGACCCAAAACGGGGAAAGATGACCGAGCGGTTAATGGTACCGGGCTGTAAACCCGACACGCGAAAGCGTTACGAAGGTTCGAATCCTTTTCTTTCCAATGCAGAGGCGCTAAACGGTGACTGGGCCAGTTGTGGTGGCCGGCAGCGAATCAACGAACTCAAAAGACACCGTGACCGCCGGGAGAGACCGGCACTTAAAAGATCACCCACAGATAGGAGGCGTGGCCCCGGCCAACGGACGGGGCGCTTGGGGGAATAGCTCAACTGGAAGAGTACCTGGCTCCAAACCAGGATGCTGAGGGTTCAAGTCCTTCTTCCCCCGATGGTCAGCCGGTGGTATCAGGGGCCTGATACCGGCCTCAAACAACGCTAGCCCTGAAGCCGGTGTGAACCCGGCGGAAACAAAACAATGGAGGAATCATGGAAGAACAATCAAAGGTGAACAAAAAACCATGACAAAACCGCTGGATTCATTCATGAGGCTTCAAAAAGCCATGACCGAAACGCATGAGCGATGGAAAAAGCCAACCCCTCTTTTCCCTTCTGCGAACATGCTTACCGGAGTGGAATCCGGTCGCGGCATCCAGGCCATTTTGGATCAGGCAAAAACCCGAAGGGATTTAATCCTGGAGAGTCTCGGGGTCGACAGTTTTTTCCGATTTCCTGAAATCTGGACTCCCCCGGAACTCTCAAAACCCCAGGAAATCCCCACCTATTCATTTCCTGCTCTCGAAGAGAAGGGGATCTTTTTTCGCCGTTGGGCAAATTTAACCATGAAGGAGAAACCCATGGAACGTACCCGTCAAAAGGAGCTCAAAGTGGTGGCCGAAAAAATCATGGAATTGCTTTTGGAGGCCAAAGTCAAAGGGGGCGAAGGTTGCTACGTAAAACGTCTGGTCGAAAACGACTTCAATATGCTGATTGAGGCGAACGAATGAACACCAACACACTCAGCAGAGTCCCCCAGGTCGGTTGGCCCAAGACCTTCCTCATCAGAGACGGCAACTTGTATTTTGTGGTCACTTCAGATGGAAAGAAATACACTCGGGCTAAGGTTCACATCCCAATTCCTTCCCTTTCGGTGAAAAGCAGGCCACTCATTTGCGGAATGCTTACCGGTGGTCCTCTCCGAGTGGAAGCCACGGTTGAGGTCCGGAAAGGCGATGTTTTCGACCTGAAGGTCGGGATCCATCAGGCGGTCCTTGCCGCGAAAAGACGGATGGTTTCCGCCTGGGAAAGTCAGGTGCAGAAGGCCAGGAAAAATTTCCGGGGCGCGGTTTTCGCCGGCAAGATTATGAATAAGAATCCGTTTGCCAAGGATGCCATCCTTCCTCTGGCCCTTTGTCCTCCGGAAGAAAACGATTTCCACGCCGAAGAAATGGCATAAGGAGATCCGAACAACGATGTGCAATTTATCGGGGGTTTATCCCAGCTTCTTCCTTCAACTGCTCAATGAAGGTTGGGATATCCGAAACATGAATTTCTATTGAGCTTTCCTCCCCCATCCCATTTTCCTGGGTAATCAGGAGAATCATAGCCTTTTCGTCCAGCTTAAAAGTGGTTTTCATGCGGGCTTCCATAGTTTTCATAAAAATTGCCTCCGGAGGTAAATATGATCGTTCAGTTTCGAAGAATGTATGAAGTAGATCCTGAGTTTATCAAGGGTAGCGTTTTGGACCCCAAAACCGGGAAAGAATTGTTCGCATTTTCCAGGGAAACCTTTTCGACTCTAATGACTCGGATCGAAAGAGAAATACCAGGAAAAAGCATTCTTTTCAAGAAAATTCCGTTCTCCCCAAAATAGCACGTCAAGGAGCAAGCATGGAGACTAACGCCAAGGACAAAAATGGGATCCAAACCGGAACCCTTTCCAATGAAGAGAAAGCCAATAGATTGTTGGCGCTCGGCATGCTCATGAAGGTGGCCGGGATCGACGATCAAACCATCTCCGGTGAAGTCGGAATCCGGGTTGCCCCAATCGTTTATGGAAAGCATTTCATATGGTCCCAGATTTGGAACCTTGCCCTCGATACCCTCGAAAAATGAATCCCTGGGCTTCAGATTGCCCGGGGGAAACCTCCACACAGGAGACCCACATGGAAACCCAAAAATCCAATAACACCAAGGCTTTAGCAGGCAACATTCAGACGGTCCGCAATTTGCTGATTAAAATGAAAACGCAAATTGCCATGGCCCTCCCGAAACATCTGGACGTGGATCGCGTCATTCGTGTGGCGCTGACTTCCGTTAACCAAAACCCCCTCCTCTTGGAATGCACTCAAAAAAGTCTGATTGGAGCGATTGTTCAAAGCGCTCAGCTTGGCCTGGAAGTAGACGGAATCCTTGGGCAAGCCTCCTTGGTTCCTTTCTGGAATTCCAAGAAAGGATGCCGGGAAGTTCAATTAATTCCAGGATACAAGGGCCTGATTTCCTTGGCCCGCCGGTCCGGGCTGGTTGAAGCCATCTATGCCCAGGTGGTTTATGAAAAGGAAAAATTTGAACTGGTCTACGGCATGGACCGGAAGTTGATCCATGTTCCCTTGCCGCCGAAGGAACGGGGAGCCGAAAAAAAGGGGGTGTATGCCGTTGCTTGCCTCAAAGATGGTACCAAACACTGGGAATTCCTTTGGGCAGACGAAGCTGAGGAAGTGAAGCAATTTGCCCTCAAGTCAAACAAACGTCCGGGTATGTCCCCCTGGAACACCCACGAGGACGATATGTGGCGAAAAACGGCTATTCGCCGGCTGTCCAAGTATTTGCCCCTTTCTCCCGAATTTCAGAAAGCCGCTTTCATTGATGAACAGGCCGACGCCGGGATTATGCATGATTTGGATGTCGGATCCATTGAAACCGAACTGGACACCGATCCACCCGATCCGCCTCATGCCCCGACCGACTCTCCGGAAGATTCTCCGGAAAATTCTTCGGAAAATTTCTCCACGTCTTTGGAACCTGAGTCAGAGCCCAACTCGACCGCATCCACCGCCACTGTTTCCCCCAAATTCACCTCGAGTACTCAAGAAACCAGTAAAAGCAGTAATCAAGGCAACGGTTCCTTTCCGTCGACTCTCGAAGAGGTCTTTCAAAACGCTGCTTTGTCCTTGCCTGCCATGGAAATCAGAGACTCCATGAAAATGTCCTGGGGTCAACTCCGGGCCGATTCGGTAAAGCTTCAAGAATTCCTTTCCAAACTCCAACAACGGACGGAGGTGGCGGCATGATTACCAACGTCTCAACCAAGAATTTCCGTGGCCGCGAAGCCCTTTCCCTCAACCTCTTTGCCCGTACCAACCTCAAAGGGCCTTCCGGATCGGGAAAGAGCCTGATTCGGCACGCGATTGAAATTTCCCTGTCCGGTCACGCCGGAACCGGAAAAAAGCCCTCCGCCATTCTGGCCATGGCAACGGATGCCTCTTGCGAAATTTCTATCCAGGCCGGTGACCACATTCTGACCAGAACCTTTGAGGCCAACGGCACGGAGGGAAAGCAGTCCATCATTCTGAACGGTTTCAAAACCGACGTGAAGAAGCTGAGTCTCCCCGCCGATTTGGCCATTCCCACGGAGGGGATTCACCCCTCGGAATTCCTGGGACTCTCGGGTGACAAACGGGCGGAGTGGTTGTTTTCCGCTTTGTCCTCGGATACCGCAACTATGACGATCGGCCCGAAAGATTTTCCGAAGCCGCCGGCATGGCTGAAGGGGGTCATGCCGTTCGCTCAATTTTTTGCGGAGTTGGACAAGCGCTTAAAAGCCGATGCCGAGGAAGAAAAACGATGTCTGGCTAACCTCCAGCGACTTATGGGAATCGCAGAAGATCTCCCGGCCGGAACCGAATCGGAGTGGCGGGAAAAATTGGCCGTCGCCGAAAAGGCCCTGGACACCGCTATCAAGGAACATGCGGGGGCGGAAAAGATGAAAGAGATGGCTTCCGTGAAGGAAGACCATATCAAGAATCTCAACACCGACATCAACCTCACCGCCTTGAAAATCCACAAAACGCAAGACAAAATTGACCTCTCCCGGAAACGGCTGGAAACTGCTTTTGATGAGCTGGTTGAGTTGGGCCTGGAAGCCAGATCCCCGACTGGTGAGGTTGAGCGGATTGAGCGCGAAACATCCAATGCTCGGAACGAACTGGCCGCCAAGAACGCTCAAATGGAAAACCTGGAACACCGGCTGGAGAAGCTGAAAGGCGGAATTTGCCCGATCTGCGAAACCGCCGTTTCCAACCTAAAGCCCATCCTGGGGGAAATGGAATTCGAGTTGAAAGGCCTTCAGGGACAAACTCACGTTTTATCTGATCGGCTGACACGTCTTCTTTCTGATCAGAACAAATTTAGACGCGGTATTGATCTCCAAAAAGAAATCAAGGACATCGAGCTTGCCATCAAGGTGGATTCCGATGGGTTGAAATCATACAAGAAAACCTTGGAGCGCTTTGAAGACGGACTTAAGGTGGCCCGGGAATCCTTCCAGGGCATACCTGACCTGAGCAAATACGAGAAAACCGAGGAGGCCGCCCGTCAGAAGAAAAGCACCATCGCGGAAACCCTGGCCAAATTCACCGCTCTTTCTGGTGTCCGGACCCAGAAAGCAAAAGCCGAGGCCGACCGCTCCAAGCTGGTCGACGCCATTTCCCTTGGAAAAGAGTTGAAGTCTCAGGCCAAAGACATTCGGAACAAAAGACTGGAAAATCTTGTGTCTCCCTTCCGCCTTCCGCTGGAGAAGCTGGTAGCAGAATGTTTCCCCGGCAATGTCGCCTATTTGGAACTGTTCGATTCCAAGGAGAACATTTCCCTGGATTTTGGCCTTGAGGCGGGAAAGAAACGTCGATCTTTCGAAGTGCTCTCCGGCGGAGAGCGGGCGGTTTTTCTGGCCGCGGTGATTGGAGCCATCCAAACCATTCGTTGCGGTTCTCCGAAACTCTGTCTGGCCGAGTTGGCGGAAGCTGATGACAACCTTTTTCAGCGTTTCTCCCTCGCCGTGGAAAAGATCGGATTCGAGCAGGTTATCATAGCCAGTTGCCACGGCAAAGATCTACCTGGTTGGATTAACATCGATATGGGAGCCGTCGCATGACCATGACCCCAGCGCAAGTAAAGGCCATTGAGAGCATGGCTCCTGCAATTTCCGTGATAGCGGGGGCCGGCTCCGGGAAAACCCGGGTCATGGTAGAACACGTTCGGCGCTTACTGGAAAAGGGGGCGTTTCCTGAGGAAATTCTGGTTTTGACGTTCACGCGAAAAGCCGGAAACGAACTGAAAGACCGCCTCCTTCAACTCCCTCACATGGACCCCCACACGGTTCGACGGATCTGGTGTGGCACTTTTCACGCGATTTCCTACCGGATTTTGCGCCAATATGGTGCTCAGATCGGATACAAGAACAACGAGGATGAACAGATCACCATCGTTTCCCCGGAAGATGCGGAAATGGTCTGGAAGATGGCGGTTGCCGCATACGGGAAAAAGATTCCGGTCAGGGAACTGGAAAATGCCAGGCTGGAATATGCCCATCGTGGCACCCAGCCGGAAGACTTGGATTTCAAGCGTATCTTCTCGGATTACCGTTCCCGCTTGCGCGAATGCAATGCACTTGATTTTGACCTTCTCCTTTTGGAGGTGTTTCGCCTCTTCGATCAGTATCCGCCTGCTCTTGAGTATTTTCGTGTCCGTTTCAAATACGTCCTGGTAGACGAGTATCAGGACACCGACACCGTTCAATACAATTTGCATGAACGGATTGGGCCCCAGCATCTTTTCGCTGTGGGAGACCCCCGGCAGAGCATTTACTCCTTTCGCGGCGCGGAAGTCTCCATCATTGAGAACTTTCAAAAAGATCACCCGGGAGGGGAGCTCCTTCATTTGGCGGAATGCTTCCGTTGTGGGAAACCCATTGTTAAAGCCGCCAACAAACTGATTGCTCACAACGGGCCGTTCGAACCCATGGTTCCAATGATTGAAGACGGAAAAACTGAAGTTTATCCAGGGGGCCCGCTGGAAATTGCTCAATTCCTGGATAACAAAACCACGGATAATTGGAATCAAATTGCCGTTATTGCCAGGACTCACCGTGTCCTGCAGAACGTGGAAATGTTTCTTACTCGGAAGGGAATTCCGGTGAATCGGATCGGAAAAGCCACTGCCGGGTTGGAGGATTCCTACGAGTGGAAAAATATCCACCGGCTGCTCAAACTGGCTGCCAACAAATATGATTCTATTGCCTTTTTGGCTGCCAGGAAAACGCTGGGCATTACCGACGAAGCTCTGGAGGAAATCCGTCATCTGGCAATCGCAAACGGGGAATGTTTGCGGGATTCATTTCGTCGGTTTGTGTTTCCCCCGGGGGAAGGAGTTTTCTGGCAGACCATTTTCGGCAATCTTTTTGACCGTGAAGACATTGCCAATCTTCCCGTTCTCACCGCCATCCAGGGCATTTACCTGTCTCTACCGCTTCTCTATTCCAAAGAATTTGACGCCCAGCTTGCGGAATACATTCGTTCCGCCGGCATGGAGGACGCCACCGTAAAAAATTGGCTTGAATGGGTGGCAACGCGGGATATTCATTCCGAGTTGGAGAAGAAGGAAACACCAAACGCCGTCACCTTGATCACCGCCCACGCTTCTAAGGGTTTGGAGTGGGAGTGGGTCATTCTCGCCGGTTTCGATGAGGGGCTTTTCCCTTCCCGCGGGGAAATCAACGAGGAACGCCGTCTAGCCTATGTTGCCATGACAAGAGCCCGGGCCAGGCTGACGGTTTTCACCGAAAAGAGACCCAGCCGGTTTATTGAGGAGGCAGAGCTGTGATTAAGGAAAAAGCCATTGTGGCGTTTGCCCATCGTGCGACGGTTGAAATGAACAACTTTGGTATTTCTCTTGATGATGAGTTTTTTGCACTTCGGAATGCACTTCTGAACGAAAAAACTCCCACCCCAAAGGTTTCAAATCCGAACCGAATCCCTTATAAGTCTTTTCTGGTGGGACTTTTCAGAGAAGAAAAAACGGCCTTTCGCAAGAAGGCTGTGCTTGTCTATCGGGCCTATGTTCGGGATTATCAACCGGGTTGGCAAGGTTTTATCGGAACGTTCAAGGTTTCGGCCAGAACTGGTGATGAAGCGAAAAGAATCGCAATAACACACGCAAAGGAAGATCGGCTTTCCGAGCTTGAAATGCTTCCATTCCCCGGCATGACAGTTATCACGGAAAAATTATGAGAAAGTTCATTTTCTGGTTCTGCCTGTTCCTCCAGGTCTTCGGATTCGCCAAGTTTTCTTGGCTGTGGGTTGCTCTGGCCTATTCCTGGTATCCGGAGGACAAAAATGAAAGCAAGTAGCCTGCTGGTGCTCATCTTCTTTCTTGGGGCGTCCTCTCTTAACGGGCAGACCGTCTCCTATCGCGGCCAGGGCATTATCTATTGCGCGTCCTTTACCGCCCCGCTACCTGTGGTCATCCATAACGATTCCCCGAACGACCTTTGGATTAAGCGAGACGGTAAAATCGTTGCCCAGCTTCCCATCGAAGCCCCAAATGCGAAGAAGCTGGAGGGGCAACCCTATGGCCCGCCGCCGACAAATGGATCTATCGTTAGTCTTCAGACGATAAAGGCGGCTGCTTTCGAGGTAATAAAAGAACAACTTGGGACCGTATTCATACGGCAGGATACGGTTTTTCAGCAAATTTATGAAAACAAAATCATCAGCAAGCGAACAGTTGAATTCCCCGGACACAACGAAAAATACGTCCTTTTCGATTGGACGCTTATCGCGACCGCTTGGCTGGCGGTGTATATGTCCCGTCTGTTGGGGTGGATTTATCATGCCTATCAGGTTGGTTGCTACCTGAGCAGGAGTCCAAAATCATGAGCCACACAACAATTTGGAGAGTTTATAAAACCAAGGCCAGACCAGCAAAGGAATTTTCAAATTCATGGCGTTCTGCCCCTCCGTTGTGGGATTTCATGGCAAAAAAATACCTCGGTTGGGATTCTTGGTTTGGGCGCACGTCAGAGTTGCAAAAGCTGTGGGATTTGTGCGGAGACGAACGGGTTCCCGAACACTTCCGCCTGACTATGCAGATGACAATGGACCGGGTTTTTGTTCGGTGTGATCGTGTGATAGAGGTGGCCAAAGCCATGACACAAGTCGGGAATGAACTTCCCATCTCAAATCATTGGCGGGGAATTGCGGCTTTTTTGGAAAACGAAAAACCAGCGCCGCGGCAACTTGGCTGGGGGATAGGTTGCACTTCTGTAAGCGATCCCTGGGGGGGGGAATTTAAGGGAAATTGTACGGAAATCAAATTCGGAAACAAAGATATCGGGGGTAAAAAACGATGAACACAACCCAAATCGAAGTTGCCCTCCTTCGGAAATTCCCCGCGCCGGAATATGCCACCATTCTTCAGGTCCGAAGCAGTACGGGAGCATCATGGCAAATCCGAACCGCAGATGTGATTTCCATGAGCTTGTGGCCTTCTCGTGGACTTGAACTGACCGGCTTCGAAATCAAGGCTTCCCGAACTGACTGGCTGAAGGAGCTGAAAGAAGCCGCGAAAGCAGAACGCATCTATAAATACTGCGACCGTTGGTATCTGGTTGTGGGAGACAAGTCCATTGTTCAACCCGGTGAACTTCCACCAACCTGGGGACTGATGATCCCCCGCGGGGAAAACCTGATCGTTTCCGTGGAAGCTCCAAAACTTGAACCCGTACAGATTTCTCGGGTGTTTTTGGCTGCGCTCATCCGCCGGATCACCTCTGGCCAGAGCGTTTCAGGCGAAATGATGGAGCAAATAAGGAAATCGGAGCACTCTCGGGCAAAAGCGGCCCTGGATAAAGTTATTGATCAATTCAAAGAGACCGTTCGAAAGGACTTCAATCGCGAAAACGACCTCCTGAAAGAAGCCATCAAGGAATTTGAAGATCGATCTGGAATAAAATTTCAACCGTGGGAAATGGGCAGAATCGGAATGGCGGTCCACATCATTCGAAAAAAAGGCGTTTCCGAGGTCCTGAAAAGCCTGAACAACATTTCATCAGCCATGGACAGCTTCCGAACTCAAACGGAGGAGGCAACCAAGGCCCTGACCGTATCGTTACAGGAAAACAAGCTGGAGGAGGAAAATCACTTTGCCTAATTTGAACCAGGTGTTTTTGATGGGAAACCTAACCCGGGATCCCGAACTGAAGTACACGCCCCAGGGGACGGCAGTATGTAATTTCTCCCTGGCCGTCAATCGGTCCTTCAAAGGAGCGGATGGAAACCAGAAAAAGGAAGTTATCTTCGTCCCCATCGTGATTTGGGGAAAAATCGGAGAAAACTGTTCCAAGTATCTGTCCAAGGGATCGGCCGCCCACGTCCAAGGTCGGCTTTCAATCCGGGAATATGAAAAGGATGGGCAGAAGCGCCGCATCACGGAAATTATCGCCACCTGGGTTGAATTTTTAGGATCCCCCCGGCGTGACGATAACGGATCCGGAAACGGAGGATCCAACGGAGATCATTACCAATCCGAAGGCGGCGGTTACGATTCCGGCCCGGATGATGAGGTTCCATTCTAATGTCTAACAGCGAACTTGAAGCCGCCATGGAATTTCATATCAGAGCCGTTGGTCTCCCTATGCCGGTACGGGAGTTTAAATTCTACCCCGGCCGAAATTTTCGTGCCGATTTTGCCTGGCCGGGACAAAAGCTCCTCCTCGAAGTTGAGGGTGGGGGCTTTGTCGAGGGCCGGCACAACAGAGGGGTGGGAATGCAGAAGGATTGCGAAAAATACAATTTGGCCGCTCTTGCCGGTTGGATGGTTCTCCGGGTCACCGATCACCACATCAGTACCGGCAAGGCCATTTCCTGGCTTGAGGAAGCGTTGAAGCTCAAAGGAGAGAACCATGCCAATCAATGAAATCGAAGTTCCGGGAACATCAATCAATTTCCGCATATTCAAAACCGGTCCCATGAACTTTAGAGCCGTGGTCAAGAAAATGTTGGCCGAGGAAGAACAGTTCTCCGTGGAACCTGAAAACCCCGGGTATCACGATATCGACTTCAACGCCCATGGAATCCGCGGATACTACTCCTTGGTTGAGCCGTTTGAGGTTGAACATCTCGTGGACGGGATCATGACCAAAACCCTTCTGAAAAAAGTGGAGAGTTGTGAATTCCACATTACTCGTGAGGCCGTGTACGTTACGGGAAAGACGGGACCACAGAAGATTTTTGAGCGAAGTTTGGCCGGGTTATCCGGATATGGAACCAGCGGAGTAGAGTTTGACTTTCATGAGCTTCAGCAGCTCCAAGAGCGTTTGGCCTTGGTTAAGGGAATCTCCCTGACCAACCCCCGGACCCACGATGTTCGGAAAGTGAAGTTGTCGGGGAAGATCGAGAGCTATACCGATTGCAACGTCATCGATACTCGAAATCATTTTATTGAGTCCGTGCAGGGGACCGTAGAAACTCCACTTGGACCCATGACAATTACAGTGGGACGCCGGGGGACTATTCGCCTTGGGGTTCGCCGGGGTTTTATCCTCACCACGGATGTCCTGGACTGGATCATGAAGTTGATCCAAAAAGACCAGGTTCCCGATAATGTGTTGCCAGACCACGCCAACGAAGATGAGGACAATGAGGGGGAGGAATCCCTTCGCGAAGGTTTGGCCAATTTGAAAAAGCAGGGCGTCACAGTGACGGTGGTCAACGGATCGTTAGGTAAAACCATCTTGCCGACTCAGAAAACCCAGGATGGAGGACCGTCGTGATCAGCCAAATGACTTTGGTGAATGAGATTTTCCGGTTGCTGGCAAAGCATGGCCACAAGGAATTGAACGTTCGACAGATGGACGCGGTGATTGCAGGAGTAAACACGATTTTGAAAGATTTGAAAACCCTATATACCCCGGCCTCACCAGACATAGGGCTCAAGAAATGGCTAGAATCTGATGATGCTGGACTTTCCAGCAAGTTTATGGCCTGCATCCTTGCCGGTGGGCCCCCCGCGGAAAACAACCATCCTCATGATCCCGACGATTTTGTCAGGTGTTTGAAATTTCTGCGGGCCGTACCTGATTGCCTGCCGTTGATCACCATGGCCATGTGTGGTCCGGTTTGGGCCGGTCTGGTGGAAAAATGGAATGTGATTGCCAGTCTTTTACAAGAAGAAGTGCCGGGGGCTTTACGTGGAAAACCCGGGAAGGCTCCCCGCACCTATGCTCTCATGCAAACTATCATTGCCGAAGGCCAAGAAAAGGAAGGTCAGAAAAAGTGAGCTTAAAAGAAATAATCAACGAAAACATGAAACTCGTGAACTCGGACGAATTCCTTTTGGAACATGCGGAACAAATCAATCGGCATATTTCCAAGGCGTTTTTTATGCGGGGCGCAAAAGCTACTGAAGAAGCTTTCAACTTTTTGCGTCGGTTTTCCCTGGTTGAAATATTGGCCGCTCGCGAATTGCTTCTTTCTGAAGCACGGAGACAAACCATTCTTTCCAGTCTGCCACCGGTGCAATTTGATAACCCGGCCGTGTTTACCGAGTCTCACGCCGCCGCTATTTTCTCCCTAATTCATTTTGATCCCATTGGGAAGGAAGGTTTTACGCTCATCACTGCCGGCCAAGGTAAGGCCCTTGTGGTGGTGAAACAACCCGACCAGGCAATTCCCTCGGCAAAATCCGAGGAATCTCGTCCGGATCAGGACGCGAAAGCATAGAGGGATAGGCCGGGGGCGCAGGGAACTCCCTCCCCGGAAATCCTGAAAAAGGAGGTTAGATGCAAAAAACCAAGATTGAATGGGCGGATTGTGTTGTAAATCCTGTAGTGGGCTGCACCAAGATTTCCATTGGCTGTAAAAATTGTTACGCCGAGAAGATGGCTCATCGTCTGGCTCATAATCCCCTAATCACCGGGTATGAAGATGTGGTAGATGCGGATGGCCGGTGGACCGGGAAGGTAACCTTTCGCGAGGGACAACTTCTTCTTCCTGCCAAGCTAAGAAAACCATGTCGAATTTTTGTCTGTTCCATGGGGGATTTATTTCATGAAAATGTTCACCCCAATTGGATCATGAAGGTTTTGGTCATGGCTGAGAAAAATCCCAAGCACACTTTTCTCATCCTTACCAAAAGACCGGACCGTGCTTTAACGCAATTCGGAAATTGGGGATTGCTTCCAGAAGTCAACGGTATGACAGGAAGTGGGGAACGGCTTCCGGGAAATATTTGGTTTGGCGTCACCGCCGAGACCCAGGAGGAATACAATCGGCGCGTTCCCATCCTCATGCAAATTCCAGCTTCGACTCGTTTTGTGTCCATTGAGCCAATGTTGGGCAAGGTTCGGGTCAAGGCCTTTTGCCAGCATTGCCAAGGCTTTTTAATCGATTCATTGGGACCGACATGCGGGACTTGTCACAGAGAAACCGTGCTTCCTGATTGGATCATCTGCGGAGCTGAAACCGGTCCCCGAAAGCGGACGATGCAAACAACCTGGGCTACAGATTTGGAGCATCAATGCAAAAAGGCGGGTATTCCCTTTTTCTTTAAGAAATTCTCCGATGGACTTCCCGGCGGGATGCCAAGGGAGTTCCCCGAATGATTATCCTTATAGATTTCGGTCCTTATGGGAAAACCTTGTTCCTGAAATTTTTGTCTAAATTAACTTCAATAAAGCTCAAACTCAAGGTGGTCATGGTTCATGCATGCCGGAGTTTTCCGGTGTTTTTGGATGAATCCCAGGTGTTGTTAGAAGAAGCGAAGGCGTTTCAGGATCGCTTTGCTGAAATCTATGGTGCGCCCGTGGCCCCGTCGGACTTTCCGAGAGACGCTACCGATCTTCGGGAAATGTTGTGGTTCTGGTTCGCCCCCAAGTTCCCTTGGGAGATTTCCCCTAATGTCCACGCAAAAGGATGGAAACGCTTTCGGATTGCTACCCCGCGAGAGCCGCAGGCAAAATCAGAGGAGGAATGCCAAGATGATCTGCAAAGCTGATTTCTCCCCTTGTCGGACCTGGCGGTATTCCTTGCATCGAATCTGGGATGAAAACAAAGATCTGGTGGCCTTCATCGGGCTTAATCCGTCCACGGCAGATGAAACCCAGGACGATCCAACGGTACGCAGGTGTTGCGGGTTTGTCAAAAAATGGGGCTTTGGCGGGCTGGTGATGCTCAACTTATTTGCCTTCCGGGCCACTGACCCGAAGCAAATGAAGGCCGCCGCCGATCCTGTTGGTCCGAAAAATGATGAGGCCCTGGTCTGTTACACGAAAAACCGCTTGGTTGTTTGTGCGTGGGGATGCAACGGCCTGTTCCGCGATCGTCACCGGAAAGTCCTGGATCTCCTGGGGGGCCGACGAAAACTTCTGTGCCTGGAGCTGACCAAAGATCACCTTCCGAAACATCCCCTCTATCTCCGGGCTGATCTTGTGCCCTTTGCAATGCCCACCGAGTAGGAAAATGAAGAGTGAAACATACCTGTCGAGGGTGTTTAGGGTGGGAAAGACTCATGGTTAGAGGCCAATGGGTCACCAACTGCCGGGACCGGAATAGTCCCCATTTTGGAAAATGCCCACCCTTTGCCGCCTGCAGGGAATGGAAACCTAGATTTCAGAAAAAACCGCAACTCCCAAAACATCAACCGATTCAGCGGGTTTTCTGGCAATTGATGTATCCCCAACCAAAGGAGATCGCTTTGTAATGCCACGATACAGAACTATCAAACCGGAATTCTGGGATGACCCTTTGGTTGCGAATCTTCCTCCTTTGGCAAGACTTCTTTTTATTGGTACCTGGAACTTCGCGGATGACTATGGAGTAATCCTCGGGGACCCGGTTTGGCTTCGGTCAAAGATCTTCCCCTTCGACGATTCCCTGAGAGGGAAGGAATTCATGGATTTGATTTCCGCCCTTGGGGAGGCCCGGATGTTAATACCTCTGACCTGGAGTGGGACGAGCTATTACAAAATCCGCACCTTCCAAGAACACCAGCGAGTCGATAAACCAGGCGAACGATCTATTCCGGAAGATGTTGAAACGGAACTCTTGGCCCGGGCCGGATACCGGCTTTCCGGTAAATCTCTTGAAAACATTCGTGAACCATTCTTGGAACATTCGGAGAATATTCCAAGAACGTTCGTCGAGGATTCGGCGAATGATCCAGGAACGTTCGACGAACGTTCTTCGCTAGAGAGGAAGAGAGAGGAAAAGAAAGGAAAAGAAAGGAGAGTAGTAGAAGAAGAAGAAGCCCATCTACTTCCAGAACTTCCACCACTTCCACCGGATGAACCTACCGCGATTGACGGGACCGTCGATCAGAATGCTCTGGCTGTCGCTCTGGGAGGTTGCGGTTTCCAGGTGGGACAGGTCGAGGTGATCATTTGGCAAAGCCTCCAAAGTCATGGCTGTTCCCTGGATGATCTGAAAAGCGCAAAGGAGAATTTGTTGAATCGCAAAAAGCCAATATCTATCACTTCCCTAAGGAATCAACTGCTTCAAAAAAGGATTATCGAAGAAAAGGATTTGCGTTTGGCCCAAGAAAAAAAATCACGCGACAAGCCTTTCGACGCAATGGAGTTTTTGAAGACAAGGAGAGCCAAACGAGATGGCCAACCAGAGCACAATTGAAGATGTTTTTGCCTTGGTGTTTTTCAAGTTTCCCGGGCGACGTTTTAAAAGCGCCGAAGAAGCTGGGGTGGTTACCCAAATGTGGGAAAAACTATATGCCCCTGTTCCTGACGGAGCCTTGAAGGCTGCAACTGAACGATTTATTGCCAGGACCGAAAAGATTTTTCCTGACGACGATCCGTTTTCGATGATCCTGAACATGGCTGATCCCCAGCTGCTAGAAACGGCTGGAGATTGTCAAGAAATCGTGACAACTGCCGTGTCAAGGTTCGGGATGTATCGCGCCGACGAAGCCATGACGTGGATTGAAAGCCGAAGTAAGCTGGTTGCATCAGCAGTCCGAAGGATAGGATTTCTTGAATACTGCAAATCAGAAGAACCTGAAATCACAAGAGGGCAGTTACGCCGGTACTTTGAGGCGGAAAAGGCCCGAGCCGAAAGCATGGGATTTATTGTCGAGTCCGCGGCCGACCAATTGAACGCGGGAAGGGTTGATCAGTTGCCCGGTTCAGAATCTTCGAAGGTCCTTTCGATCGTGGACCGGATTTCCGGGAAATTGACGCTTTCGGGGAAAAAAATGGAGACAGCATGATTTACGATGAATGCCCATGGGCAAAGATACCCGACTTGAAGGATCGAAACAATCCGAAAACAGTTTCCTTTGCACGTCGGGCCTGGGAGCGTGAAAAACAACGAAAAGGTCTTCTGGCGTATTGCGACGAAGAGACGTTCGAGGAGTGGCTTGAAAGGCGGCTTGATGGGCTTGACATGGATCGAGTCCAAAGACACTTGGCAAGACGACAGCTTCTAGCCAAAGGATGGAGAGCTGTACGAGACGGTTTCTTTAAGTTACCCCAGGAAATCAAAATAGCTGTTAAGCAACGTTTTGCCGAATTTATAGGTCCGAAAACGCCTGCAAGTCTCCGGTATTTGATTAACCAAACGATCCTTGATCAGTTTTGGACGTTCGGGCAAAGCTTTGTCCTTGGTCAACTAGCAGTAATGGATGCCGCATGATTACAAAGCTAACTGCCTTTATTTATCACTGGAAGGGAGAAAGTGTGATGGATTTCCGCAACGCAAGTTGGTGGGACGTTACCGAACGGCATTACGTTTTTGGGATTTGTGTTTGGACATCGAAATACCGATCCCGTGACCCCATGCCAGGATGTCCATGGTGGGAGGGAAAATAGGTATGTCAGATTACGAGCACATTTCCCAAAAGATTCGAAAAGCCAGAAAGAAGCATGTCTGCATTTGGTGCGGAGATGGAATCATCCCGGGTGAAGAATATGTTGATAGGGTTTATCGCTGGGAGGGGGAATTCACGGCCGATAAAATGCATCCCGAATGTCACCGGGCGATGCAGGATTCTGATGAAGCCTGCGAGGGTTTTGAGCCCTTTCAACATAAGCGAGGCAGCAATGACGAATCATGAAATTCCCCCCAAGGTTATCGATTTAATCAAGAAGATCCGCGAGCTATCTGAGCGCGGGGTTGCTGGTGAAGCTGAAGCAGCAACGCGCAAATTGAACGAAATCCTGGCCAAATACAAGGTTTCCCTGGACGATATCGCGGCCAAAGCCGTGAAGACGTTCCCTTTTGTATACAAGGGAGAATGGGAGCGTAAGTTAATTATTCAGTGCTATACCACTTTGAACTATGGGCCGAAAATCTTGGTTTCCAGCTTCCGCCGACATGGCGCAAAGAGGGCCAAAGCCAATGTCATCGGTTTGGATATGACCACCGAACAATACGTGGATTTGTCCGGAATGATCGACTTTTACAAGGTCACCTGGGCGCTGGAGGTCAAGCGGCTCTTTTCCGCTTTCATTCACCGACACAACCTGTTTCCACCGGATTCCGAAGCAGATCCAACGCACTGTGATCCCGCCGAATTGTTGAGGGTCATGGCAATAATGCGCGGTCTTGGGGAGAAGTCATACCAAAAGCCGCTGGCCATGATTGAGCAAGGAAAAGAAAATCTGACCGGGCCGGTGGGCCCGGGGAAATAAAAAAAAGAAAAAGTCATAAAAGGAATCGAAAAATCATGATAACCAAAAAGACTTGTATTGAAATTTGGACTGCCTACAACGAAATTGAGGTTGGGCTTGAAACCCTTGAAAATCTTGAAGAGGCGATAAAAGATGGACGGCAACCAGATCTTCGTGATGGATTCGGGCGGGCTTTGTCCTTAATGCTTGGTTATGGCGATCTTTCATCCCGGAGAAGCTTGTGTAATGTTCGCCCGGAATTAGCGGCTTCAGTTATTCGGGCGCATATTGCAGACCAAAGGCGAAGACTTGTTGAAGCAAACGAACGGGCAAGAATTGAAATCGACCAAATCAAATGTCAGGAGGAGTCGGGGGAAGAAAATAAAGATGATTGGGTAGCAGTTAAATAGCCATGAAAGCAACCAAAAACTGTTCTTGCTGTGAATACTGGCGTAGCAGAGGCAACAAGAAACCGGGAGTCCTGATTCCCAACGGGACCGGAAAGTGCATTCGCCCAGAGGGTCATTGTAATCCCGAGATCGTAAAGGGGAAGATTGGGGAAGGCCTGGTAACCACGAAAATGGTAAAAGAAAGGAAAGAAAAAGTCATTCCGCTCTAATTGTCCTGGCGGGTTTTCCAAATTTTCCCCCTCTAATGTGAGGAGATGTTATGGGAAAAGCCATCGATTGGGAAGGTATTGAGCGGGAATACCGCGCCGGTCAACTCTCCGTTCGTGAGATTGGGAGGCAATTTGGCATCTCCGAGACCGCGATAAGAAAGAAAGCGGGAAAATCCCGGTGGGAAAGGGATCTTTCCGCGAGAGTCCGGGAAAAGGTTCGCACTGAACTGGTTCGCAGAGAAGTTCGCAAAGACGCGTCTAATGACCGTGAGATTGTGTCTGAAGCTGCTGCAAGAGTCGTTTCTTTAGTCCTTGATCATCGAAAAGACATCGCCAAACTCAGGGAGCTTGAGCAAAAGTTTTTGGACGAACTGAACGCCCAGCCGACAAAATTATACCTTACCCAATTTCAGGGCATTATTGTTGAAAAAGAAGTGGGTTTGACCATTACGGAAAAATCTACGGCTCTTCATAATTTAGCAACGGTCCAAGCTCGCCGGATTCAACTTGAACGTCAAGCTTTCAACCTGGAAGACAGGCATGACCCCAACCCGGGGGCTGGTGTGAAGACAAAAGAGGAGCGTGACGCGATTGTCGCGGCGTACTCTATCGCCGACGATTGAACCTCCTTCTCCTGAAGATCTCGCTTTTTCTCGACTGATTTGTTTTGGGAGATACATAAATCCGGATTTTATTCATCCCTGGCACATTCGCCTTTTGGCCAGGAAGCTGGAGGAGGCCGAAAAGTTTGGTGGCCGGCGAATCATCATTGCCGTTCCCCCCCGCCACGGGAAAAGTTTTTTGGGTTCCCAGCTTTTCCCGCCCTGGTTTTTAGGCCGGAATCCGTCGAAGTACATCATCTCGGTTTCCTACGGAGATGAGCTTGCCTTGGATATGGGTCGAGTGGTCCGCAACTACATGAAGGACCCAAATTATCTCAGGGTTTTTCCTGGCGTTGCGCTGGCAAGGGATTCCACCTCAAGCGGTCGATTTAACACTGCTCAGGGTGGTGCCTATTTTGCTGCTGGCGTTGGGGGGCCGATCACTGGACGTGGAGCCCATGTCCTTATTGCTGATGACACCATTAAAAATTGGAAAGAGGCCCAAAGTAAGGTTGTTCGAAAGCATTTAATCAATTGGTTTCTGTCCACGGCATTTTCGCGCCTGCAGAAGGGTGGATCGGTGATCCTGATAAATACCCGGTGGCACGATGAGGATCTGGCCGGATATCTACTAAAACACGATAAAGGCAACGATTGGGAAGAAATTGTTTTACCTGCGCTGAACGAAAATGATGAAGCTCTGGTTCCAGAATTTTTTTCTGCTATCGATCTGATTAAAATCCGGAAAACGCTTGGTTCCAGAATTTTTGCCCCCCTTTATCAGGGCCGCCCACAACCGGAAGAGGGAGGTATTATTAAAAAGACCTGGTTTAAGCGATACTCCACCCTCCCGGTTTCCCGCCCTTTGCGGATCGTGCAATCCTGGGATACCGCTGTGAAAGATGATCAGCTTAATGATTACTCTGTCTGTACTACTTGGTGGGAGTTTTTTGGCAAATACTTTCTCATAGATGTTCTGAGAGGTCGATGGGCATATCCGGACCTCAAGCGGGAGGTCCGTGGGCATCAAAAGAAGCACAAGCCAGACGTGATTTTGATCGAGGATAAGGGGTCCGGATCCACCTTGATCCAGGAAATGCAAATTGATGACCATGCACCTGTCCTTGCTATTACCCCAACCGATTCCAAGCTGGTTCGTTTTGTCCGGGCAAGCCCGAGAATTGAAGCCGGTATGGTTTTTTTACCGGAGGAAGCTTCTTGGCTTGCTGAATACGAAAGTGAGTTGGTGGGATTTCCCACAATGGAACATGATGACCAGGTGGATTCAACGTCTCAGGCATTAGATTATATGAGTAGAATCTTTTTTTCCGGCCTTGCCTGGGAAGAGTTGTCTGCGTCAATCGAACTCATGGGTCATTGGGATTTTTATGCCTCGGTATTTTGGCGGCATGATCTGCGGATGTGTGCTGTTTTGTATTTCGGAGTTTCGGAGGACCGAACAGTATTTGTTTTTGCGGAAGAGGCCCATTCTCAGGTTCTTCCGAAGGTTGTTGCAGAACGGATTTTATCCAGGCAAAAAATGCTTCCGCCATCGGCAACCGATAAGAACACGCGCAAAACCTTTCACTTCGTTTTGGGAAATCCGGATTTGTGGGCAAAACGCGGAGTTGGTGATTCAACCGCCCAGCAATTTGCCGATTCAGGTGTTTATCTACGCCAAGGATACGATGACCAAAGGCAGGGGCTTATACGAGTGAGAGAATATCAGGATGCAGGGAAATTGAAAATATCTCCAGATTGTCGGTTTTTGATCACCAGTTTAAAAACCCTCATTAGGCAGGAGAAAGACCAAGAAAAGGCTGATTCGGATAATTTGACACTGGGCCGCTTTATTGACGCGCTATGGAACTTTTTGTTGTCTCGGCCTCTTTCCTCAGATGTTCCGAAAGAAGAGCCGGTTTTTCCTGACAATAAATCCAGACGCGCTTTTGAAGCCCTCCAAGCACTGAGAAAAGCCAGGAAAAACACGGGAATCTAAAGATTTCCAAAACATCTCCCCCCAAAAGGGAGATGCATGGATTTCGACACCATAGGTAGCTCAGGGAAAATCCTCGGAAAGAGAATAGAGAAAACCGAGGATCTTGTTCTTTGGGTCAAGCAACAAAAAAGCCGGGAACGACTGAGAAACCGGAAAATTTGGCTCGATCAAATTCTGAACATTCTGGCTTTTCACGGAATCAAGGATTTTACCGTAACCGATCAACTGGCCTTTACTCGCAGATTGAGCCCTGAACAGCGAAAAATGCTGGATTCGGTTTCCGTGAATTTTGTTCAACCCCACGTCCGGACTCTGGTTGCAAAGCTGAATAAGGCCCGTCCCCTTCTTGAGTGTGTGCCGTCAACCAGTGATGAGGACGATGTTCAGGCCGCAAAAATTGGGGACAAGCTTCTCGAATCCGAATGGCAAAGTCAGGGGATGACATTGAAGCGCATCCAACTGACTACTTGGTTGGGCGCTACCGGGAACGCCTTCGTTCACCAATATTTTGACCGAAACGCCGGACCGCTCAATCATGGAACTCCTGTCGGGAAAATTCAAAGCCGGGTTCTCAACCTGTTTAAAGTAGTGGTGGAGCCTAATCGGTCGGATATTGAAGACTGCCGATGGGTCATCTTTTCGGAAAAAATCCCCTGCGACCAAATTATGGAGCTGTATGGGGATGTCTACCGCGAAAGGACAGGCGAAGAGCTGGTTTTACGCGGTGGGACTTCCGTGTTGGAAGATACCGGAGATAGCGTCACCAACAGCTATTTATCAATTATTGGGCTTGGTGATTCGGGTCTTCAAACCGATCCCGACTTCATTGAGATTGACACCATCTATCATCTCCCAACCAAGTGGTATCCACGTGGATTTTATGCTGTTGTTGCCAACCGTCGCGTAATTCACGTAGAGGACTATCCCTATCTGTTTTTGGGGCGACTGCCAATACTGCACTACCGAGAAATCGCTGCTCCATGGCGGTTTTATGGGGATACGTCATGTAGCGAAGTTGTAAAAATTGAAGAAAACTATATCCGTTTGCGAAAAGCGGAGCGTGATTACCACCTGGATGGGTTGAATCACGTGTGGTTGCGAAAACGTGGGACAAAAACCACGGATGAAGAGCTGCTTTCCACTCAAAACCGCATCGTCGACTACGATGGCGACAAAGCTCCCGAACGGATCCCAGGAGTTCAGGCTCCGGGCTCGATTTTTAACAGTCTACAGATGACTTTTAAGGAGTTGGAGCGGGCATCCGGGATGAGTGATGCTTCCCGCTCCATTGTTCCAAGTGGCGTTTCTTCCGGGAGAGCGTTGCTTGCCCTGCAAGAACAAGACGAAACACGCCTGGGTATCACGGTTCAGATGATGGAGCATGAGGATCAGAAGTGGGGGCAAAATTCTCTCCTAATGGGGAAAACGTATTACTCAGAAAAGCGGAGATACGCCATATCCGGCGACTCTTTGGCCGGCGGAGTGTGGTTTTTTGATCGCGCTGAGCTGAGGAATACGCAAGATGTCAGGGTTGTTCCTGGCTCCGCGTTGCCTCAGAACAAATATGCCAAGCAGGAGACCGTCATTCAAATGTTTGGCCAAGGAATTCTGGGCGTACCGATGTCTGAGGAAGCCCAGGTCCGTGCCCGGAGAATGCTGGAATTCGGCCTGGTTGAAGATCTTCATGACGATGACGCGGTTCATGAACAAGTGGCCGAAAAAGAAAATCAGGCCATGATCTCTATGGCAAATCAGGCTATGCAGGTCACCCAGGGGAATCCCATGGCGATTCAAGCTTTTCTCCCACAAATCGTCATGCCGGTTCGGAGATACGACAAGCATTTGATTCACGTCCGCAATCACATGCGACGGATCAACATGATGGGGGTTGTAGACAACCCAATTCTTTATGAGGCCATGGCAATCCATCTTGATCAACACATGATGGCGCTTCAGCCTCCCCCGCAACCAATGGTTACTCCCGAAGCCGCGGCAACGGCTGGAAATCAGCAAGAACAGGGAGGATCCGCGGGTCCTCAAAATAATTTCCAAAACCAAACACCCCAGGGTGAAGGTGGGCCACAGCTCACCCCTGGAGATTTTCAAAGTTAAGGAGAAAAATTGATGGAGACCCAAAACGCATCGGTATCGGCGCAACCCACACCTGCGCCGGCCACTCATCCCAATCCCCCTTCGGGGCCAGGTCAGGCAACGGAAACACAGGTTCCTTCGGGAACGAATGTTCCTGCGAATCCGAATTCGGAGCCGACCAACGCGGAGCGACAAACCCGCGAATTTTTGGAAAAGTCGCATACCTTGAACGACAATTGGCGGGCCCGGGCTTTTGGACAGGCGAAACAAGAACGCCCGCCACAACCCCACCCCGATTTTTTTCAAGGTCAGAATAATCAGCCGCCAACCAATTCGCCGGAAGCTTCGCCACAAACTCCGCAGTTGGGTGACGTTCCCGCCGGTAATCCTTCCACGCCGGGGAATACTCCGGCTGTTTCAACCGATGTCGGACAGCCAACCCAACCGGTGGCATCAGCCGAAAAACCTCCCGAATCTTCTGCGCCTGTTTCCTACAAGTTCAACCTGAATGGTTTTGAGGCGGAATATTCGCGAGACGAGGTTCATCAGGCGCTTCAGTATGCCGTTGCCGCTCATTCCCGCGAATCCGAAATTCAACAGCGTGAGAATCAAATCCAAACGCTGTACCGGCAGGTGCAAGAGCTTGAAAATCACCCCGACATGCAAATGCTGCGGATGATCCAGAGTGACAAGGAACTTCGGAACAAGATCAAAACCGCCTTACAGCAAGAGGCACCCCAAGCGGCTGTTAAACAAGATTTTGCCGAACGGGATCATCAGGTTCAAACCTTGTTGGATCGGATTACCGGCCTTGAAAATACTCTGAAAACGCAAAGCGAACAGGCCGCGGCGAATGCCAAAAAACGGCAAGAAGCTGAAGAGGCTTCTGCTCGTGACCATCAAAATCGTCAATTTATTGCCGACGTCAACGCCCGGGTTCAACCCCTTGCCCAGCAATACGAAATCCCGCCGGAAGTTCTCGACGGGATCGGGTGGCGGGCCTATCAAGCAGTATTGGCAAAAGCGCTACCGCCTACGGTTGATGGCATTTCCGGATTTTTCCTCCAGGAATTCCAGAAACATCAGGCGTTTTTGGGTGCCCAGGTGGAAAAGGTCAGAGGTCAGTACCTCCAGGAAAAGAACCGTGCGCCGGTTCCGCCTCCGCCATCCGGCGGAGTTCCCGTGATTGCTCCTCGGCCGTCCGGAAATTGGAACAAAACCAGAGAGGCTGCGACTGCCTATCTGGAGGCTTTCGACCGAATGGGGCAACGATAAACACGGAATTCCGCCGCTGATTTGCGGCGATAACGATACTCAGGAGGAAAAACAAAGTTATGGCCGACGAAATCAACTATAAGGCGGCAATGGAAGGCGTCTTGAAAGACGTGTATCTGGGAACGATTCGTGATCAGTTCCCCTATGGACGTGTTCTCGATTCCTTGTTGGAAAACAACAGCGAGGACTTTGACGGCCTGCAAGGCGTTGTGTCCATTCGGCTGTCTCCCCCCGGGGGAGTCGGTTACCGGTCTGAGGATACCGGTGGAGCATCCAGCGCTCTGCCTGATTCCATTCGCCAGACCGTGAAACACGCATACATCCCGATGGCATATTTGTATGCGACTTTCGCCATCTCCGGTCCGTATCTTGCCTCCGGCAAAACGACCGCCGGGGCATTCGCGAAACCCATCCAAGATGAAATGGAGCAACTTTCCGAGGCAATTCGGAAGTATGCCAATGTTTACAACTTCTTGGATGGCTCCGGAGCCTTGGCCAAGATTACCGCCATCGATGGGACCACAATCACCGTCGATCGCTGGTGTCCCCTGTTCGAAGATACCCGGAAAATCGATTCGTTTACCGCAAAGTCGGACGGAAGCCAACACCTGGATGGAGCAACGATTTCTTCCCCCGATCCGGAAAATCTGCAATTTGATGTTGACGCTATTGGCACGGCCGCCGTCGACGATTTCATTTTTGTGGATGGCACTCGCGGAGTTGCTCAGATGGGTCTTACCGGAATCGTTGATGACGGCACCTTTCTTTCCACTCACCAGGGGGTGTCCCGAACGGATAACTGGAGATGGCGCGGGCTTAAACTGCACAACAACGGTGTGGCCAGAAAGCTCACGGAAAAACTCCTTACCCAGGCCATTGCGGTGGCTCGGTCTCGCGGAATCAATCCCGACCTGATTGTTGGAACCGCGTTTCAGATGGCCGATTTGTGCGAAGAGCTTCAGCTTCAACGCCGCTTTGTCAATCCGGAGAAGAAACTCGCGGGTGGATTGCGGGCGCTCGAATTCAACGGCGTCGATTTCACCGACGATATGGACGCTCCTCCGGGATACACCTGGATGTTGACGAAAAAGGATCTGGCCTTTTTCGTGCTCAAAATGCTCCACTGGATGCAGGAAGACGGCGCGATTTTGTCTCGTGTGAAAGATTCCCATGGCCGCAAGGATTCCTACGAGGGAACCCTGTGCATGTATCGGGAATTGGCGTCCTATCGCAACAACAGTCATATCCGGATTGAGGATCTGGAGGAAAACAAACCGATCGGGTTCTGATCTTGGGTCTCCTCGTGTGGATAGTCCCGGCTATCAAGAAGGCTCGGGCCGGGCGTTGTCCGGGCCTTCATTCTATCAACTGAAAGGGTAAAAAATGAAACTTCCCAATAAAATCGGACCATATGTTGTTACCCCAAAGGGTAGCGTGAACAAAAACCGCCAGTATTCGGGTTGTGAGCCGGATATCGTTTTCGATTCCAGCGCGGAAACGGTCAAGGTGAATCTCAAAGCGAACGGGCCCGAAATTTTGCTTTTTATCGCCGGGCATCTTCTGCAGGACAGTAAATTGACGGATTTGGCGACCAGTCTGAAGGCGAATCCGAATCCGAAAGCGAAAGTCCCCGAAAAGAATCACTCCAAGCCCAAGAAGGAGTAGTCCGTGATTACTCCACGTCACATTGAGGAGACCCTGAAGAAACGGTGGCCCATGTTGTTTCTTTGTTGGAACCCAGACCGAAAACGGTTTGAGGTTTGGGAACGATTCACCAATGGAGCGTCTGATGACACAAGAAAAATCATGGACTATCAAAACCATGATGGGACTGCGTTACCAGTCGTGTCCGATACCCTGATTGATTTGATCAACCGGGCGGATACGCGGAAGTGGCCGCTGAAAGATCGGTTGAAGTTGTGGAAGAAAAAGAGTCAAGAAGAGGTTGAGGCTGTTCGGAAAAAGAACCGCGATTTCACGGAATCCGTTTTGATTGAAGATTATCGCTATATCAACGGCATTCCAACGTTTTTCATGGATCCCCGCTCCATGCCTCAATGGAAATCCACATTCACGCCTTATCAGGAAAAAATCCTTCGCCGGGATGGACACATTTAATGGCTGCGTTGACTCGATCTCAAATCATCGCCAAGTTCGACAAATACCTTTTACAAGGATCGGTTGATGATTTGTGGGATTTCGAGGAAAAAAATGATGCATTCCATAATGCCCTGGACATCATCAGCGATGAAATCATCAATAACAATCTCCCGTACTACCAAGAGTTCGACCTCGAACTGACGCTTGGAACCGATGGGCGATATGCTCTTCCATCCAGGTGTCGGACCGTTATGAACCTTTGGGATAACGATGGTAACGCTATCCATCAACTCAATCCCAAGCATCGGAAACAGGGAAACCAGCATCTTCCCGTGGAAGGATTTTGCTTGATCAACCATAAGGTAATGTTGCTCAACTTCAATTCCAACCCGGCTGTCCTTTATGCCGACGTGGCCAACTTTCCCACCTACATCGGTGATTGGGATGGCACGGCGGATTTGGACGAGGATGCCTTTAAACCAGAACCGCCTTTAGATTCGGAGCGTGGGGCGCGGTTGATTGCCAAGGTAATGAGAGTTTTGGCTCAAGTAAAAGACGAATCGGTTTCCGAAGCTCAACAGGCGGAAATCACTTCGTTGGTAACGGTATTCGCGTCCCGATTAGGCGGAATGGTCAAAACGGGACTGAAAATCATAGGTACATGAGGAGAAAACCATGAAGGGCTCAAGAATGGAAAAAATCAATGGGGAAAGTCATGGGTGGCCCGATGTTCTGCCCAAACTACCCCCGAGTTTTGCACGTCACGCCAGGGTATGTGCGGGCAAACCGAACCCGGAAGATATGATGCCGATCCAACCGGTGTCTGACCAGAATGAAATGATTCAGCGGCTCTTGAAGGAAAACGAGGGGCTGAAAAAGGGCTACTCCGAACTCCGGGAAGGTGTCGGCAACCAAACGCTTCCCCCGGAACACTTCAAAGTCATTGCTCAACAGGCGGAAAAGATTTCCGTTTTGGAACGAAAACTCGATGATGTGGGGCAGGCCAACTTGGATTTGATGGACCGGATGAGCAAGTTGGCGGACGTGATGGAAGCCATGCTTGAAAATAAAAAACCCAAGCGAGGGAGTCAGGTAGCAGAACATGCTGGAGCCCAGTCGTAAATTCCAGGATGAAGGCCTGAATGTTGAACTCCGCCGGATCTATGGTTTGCTTTCAAAGCTGATCCGGCGGGTTGTTTCTGCCCCGAATAAGCCTTCGAATCCTGAAACGGGAACGGTTTATTGCTATGGTGGGTCCCGCGAAATGTGGGACGGATCAAGTTGGACGCCGTTCTGATGCTTTTGCCTCTTTTCAGGAAACGAATTCGCAAAGCTCCAGTATCCACGGATTGGATTAAGGAGTGGGGTGGGGTCATCCAAGAGGCTTCCCCCGACAAGGTTCCTCCGGGAATGTTTTTGGACCTTCTCAATTATGAAATTGATGAACGCGGGGGGTTAACCCCTCGAACGGGAATGGGGCTCTTTTCCACCAAGCAAACTCCGGATGGCAGACCAATTAGAAGCACTTTTGCAGCCGATTTTGATGGCGCAATACGGCACTTGGTAGCCACCGACCAAAATGTTTACGAGTTTGTTTTTTCAACAGATTCCTGGACTTCGATTTACACCATTCCCGGGGGAACCAAAAAAATGCTGTTTGCCATGTTGAACAGCTCTTTTGCGCCTGTAGTTGTTTTTGGCAATGGGTTTATCGATTTAAAAATGTGGGACGGAACAACCGTTTCAGACTGCAATGCTTCTGATGCTCCCAAGGGTAGACCGGTTGCTTTTAAAAACTATCTGGCTGTTTTTGATATCCCCAATGCTCCAGGCAAGTGCCAGTTTACCTATTATTCAGGGGATCCTACGGCATGGGCGCTTGGAGGAGTCGAGAAATACATTGAAGTCCAAGGGAAAATAACCAGTTTATATCCATTTGTTGGCGGATTGCTGGTTTTCACGGAGTCCCGCACCTCAATCTTTGCCGGTGATCCAAATTATCCCGAAGGAGTTCAACACTTATCAGAAACCACGGGGTGTTGGTGTCATGAGTCGGTAGCCGATTGTGGGGGTATTCTGACCTGGCTGTCACGTGCAGGTCCGGAAGCATGGACCGGCGGCGGCATGTTCCCGAGTGAACACCTGGGGAAACCGGTGCGCGAAGGAGCTTCCAATATTGCCGTGGATATTGGAAGAATTGCCTGGGATCAAACAAACAGTATGTGCGGTTTGTATATTCCTGAACAAAACGCTTATTTTCTGAGCGTTCAACTAAGGTATCCCGTGGGGGGAGTTCCATACAATCGTCTGTATAAATACGATTTCGAGTATCAGGCGTGGTTTCCTTGGGATACCGAGGTCACTTGTATGTGTGTGGTTCCTTCTCCGATTTCGGGCCAGGCCGGCAAGCAAATCATGATTTCGGGGACGTCTCGTGGAGCTTTGAGATATGCCGCTGAATCGGAATTTATAGACCGGGAAATTGTCTCAGCAAATGACTCAGAATACACCTATTCCGCCCGGTTGGGAGATTGGGCTATGGGTAGCCCAGACCGGGAAAAGTTTCTGCAGGCAATCACTTTAGGCACCACCGGAATCATCAAAAATATCCCCTTGGGAAATCGAACTTTGAATATGAATGTTCGTGGGGATTTTGATCGGGTAGTCAAATCAACCGAGAACATCAGCGTTTCTGGATCGGGATTTGTGCTGGATTTCAGCCGACTTGATACGGATACCCTGGGAGATCCATATCGGTTCTTTCACGCCAGAAAACCAACCAGATTGAGAACGAAGCATATTGGAGTGGTTTTTTCCGGTTCGGGAAAATCAAACGCCATCCCCATCAATAGTTTGGGGGTTGAATTCGTAACTGGTGTTTCACGAAAAGTTTTGATCGGAGGATAATCGATATCATGCGAAGGCTTGCGCTCATTTTGATTTTTTGGTTTTTGATTTCAGGCGGTTGCGCGTTCGCCGCCACTCCGGCAAAGCCGTATCCGGATGTCACCACCGGAGATACGTTAACTTCCACCTGGTTGATGGGATACTTCAACACGCTGTTCAATTGGGCGCAAGAAACCAATGCTTCAGTGACCTCGCTGATCGGCGGGATTACCAGTCAAAACGCATTTTTAACAGCCAGCCTTACGGTTACTTTGGCAACTTCTTCCACGCCGCTTATTTGGGATGCTTCCGGGCTTGGCTATGTTCCGATGCAGGGATCCGGGGCAATGATTTTCGACGGTTTGGTTGTAGCTGTTGCTTCAAACTCGGGTGGAACGGCTGGTTTCAAAGTATTGGGAACCATAACCAACAATGCAACTGGCACGTTTCTTTCGGAAGATGAAGTTCAAATTTATTGGAACGATATTCCCGATTTCGAATTTATCAGTGACATTGCTACGCCTGGTCGGTATGTTGGCGCGGCATCAAGCCCAGCTTATGTCACTATTCGTGGTCAGTTTCGGTTCCTGGAAGTGCTGCCAAACTTCTAATACCTCCCCGAAATTCCCAAGTTTCCTTCCCCCAGGGTGAAGATAGTTGGGGGAATTCATGCCTACATTCGAAGATTGGGTAGCAGTTTATAAGCGGGAATCACCGTTTCCCTTTGATCCGGACAGCGGATTTGAACGTCGTTTTATTCCGGAAAAGGGATTCCTGACATTTCAAATTCAACCCGATCACGAGTGTCTCTTTATCCAAGAAATATGCGGCGACATGCGGTACTGGATGGACGTTGCCCGCGCTGAAGCAAAGAAAGCGGGCATGAAACGAATCATGGGGGTTAGCCGGCGAAACCCCCTGGCCGTGGCTCGACTACTCTCCGTGAATTTCGTGGGCCACATTTTCTCTTCGGAGGTGAAGTAATGGGTAGCGTAGGTGGAGCAATTGTCGGGCCATTGGTTGGCGGTCTGGCTGGAAAAATGTTTGGGGGAAGCAAGGGCAGTGATGCGGGCGACTATGCCGCTGCTCCAACTCAAACTCCTGACCAGACGGAATTGTCAGCTTTCGTTAAGCCGTATCTTACCGGGTGGATGAAAGAGCCTCCAAAGCTGCAAACTTCTCCCTTGTCGCAAACCAAAATCACCGTGGGAGGAAACAATCTTTCCGGATCGATGTTTCCTTCAGCAAGCCAATCGCAATCTTCCAGCGTTGGGGGAGCGAACGCATTAAATCCTTTTAGCATGATGCCGGGGTTTGACAGCTTTTCCAAAATGTTTTCTTCTCCCACGCAAAGTGCAACGCAGCAAAATCAAAATTCCCAACAGACCCAGACCACAAAAAGCCCTTACGGGGATTTGGCGTCAAAGCTTACGGCAAATTCAAGCGCTTGGTCACCGGAAACGCAGCAAATCTACAGTGCGGTTCCAGGTGCCCAGCAATCCGGCTTTTTTGCCAATGGCAGGTATTTTGGTGCCAAGGGCGGTGGCCGTGCAGGAATGGCTGAAACGGGAAATTATCAACAAACCGGCGCTCCGTATATTGATCCTGTTACGAAACAAGCGGTCGTTAAAGTATCTCACGCGTCCGGTCAGCTTCCCGATAAAATCGTGCCATACCTCGGGGACGTTGCGGGGGTTCAGTCGGGGGGGCAGGGTGCCGAAGAAACAAAATACGGGTTTCAGGGCGCTCAGGGGCTTAATGGATACAGCCCGAATGTTTCCACCAGCCAATCACAAAATTGGTTGAATATCCCCAATATTCCCGGGTTAACCTCTACCTACGGCGCGGAGGGCGGCTTTCAGAACAACACGAATTGGATGGACGCCATTTCCAGTCTCGCCAATCCCCTGAACTACACAGACCAAATCAAGAACCTATCTCGGCCATTCGATCAAACTGGGATGATTAACGAAGCCTTTGCCCCCATTACCGATCGATCAGCGGAAATCGCCAAAATCGGACAAGCAATCAACCTCGATCCTAACAGCCTTGAGCAGTTATCTGAACAAAAAATCCGTGAAGGCATGGAACGGAAGCTTCAGGAGGGGTATACCGCGGATTATCTCAAAGAACTGACGGCGGCCGGTGTTGATCCCTTGAAGGACGCATACGATGAAGCGCTTAAGCAGGCCGGTGAAGATTATAACCGGATGAACATGAAGGCCTCGGGGTTTGAGTTTGGGAAGAAATTTGGCCAGGAATCCGATTCCATCACCACCAATTATTTGAAAAATATCGCCGATGTCGCGCGAGATGTAAGCCTTCGGGGCGCGGAAGCCGCGCGTGAAGACAGATTCCGAAATGCCTCCTTGCAGGATTCAATGGTTGATCGTGGTGTCAGTCTTTCCGGTCGTCAGCAAGATCAGCAATTGCAAATCGAACAGCTTAACCGGCAATATGCCGCCCAAGGATATGATTTGGCTCAACGTCAGGAGCTTATTGCGCGCGACCTGGCCCAAGGAAAACTCCAGGCATTTACCGACCAGGATGTTCGGAACCGGGCGCTTGAAGAGGGATCGCTTGATAGGCTTATGCAGCAGGATCTCACCAATAAAGATTTGTTGGGGAAATCAATTCAAATGGGATCCCAGCAAGATCAGAGCAATGAAGCCAACCGCCAATGGTGGGCTGGAATGCGTGATGATCAGAAGCGATACGACCAACAATCAGAGCAAAGTAACTGGCAAAATCAGCTTGGACTCGCACAATGGTTGTCAGGTCGTGAAGATGACCTGACCAAATACAATCAAGGCCTTGACCTGGAGCTTCAGAAATCCAACATCGGATATCAACAGGACGCTCTCAACGCCATTTTGAGTTTTATCTCAGGGCAAAACCCGATTGCCAGCAATATGCAATCCAATTACTGGAATGCCCAAAACATGGCTGCCAATAATCAAGCCCAGGATAACGCCGCCATAAGCCAAATTGCCAAGGCGTTTTCCAATGGATTTGGGAACAGCAACAAAAATCCGGTGGTAAGCCCTGCATCCACGGCTGGGAACTACATGAATGCCATTGCGGGATTATCGGGGATTCCCGGAACTTGGAGTTAATAACAATATGAACTTTCTACGCGCTTTGGGAGCAATCGCGGCCGGAATGGGTGAGGGCCAAAACGAAAAACAACAACGAGATTTTCTCGAACGGCAACGGGCTTTTCAGGAAGAAAAGCAAGCCCGGGACCGCCAACAGTGGATAGCGGAAGATATGCTCCGGCCGCGGCGCATTCAAGAAGAATTGGCCAAACATGATCTTGAGGCCAAACAACGGGAACAAAAGATGGTGGATTTGGAGCCGGCCATGAGCCCCAAATTTAACCTGACGGGGTTGCCAGGTGCGGAACTGCTCAATAGCCTTCAGCGGTCCTTTGGAATTACTCAGCCTGATCCGTCCGGGATGACGGTTGGGCAGAAAAGAAACCTGGATTTGTTTTCCGAAAAGCTTGATCAGCGAAACAAATCCTCCCTTGATCGACAGGAACAGGGTAAATCCCTTCAATTTTTGTTGGAAGGATTTCGGGAAAATGCCCGAAGAGCAAGACTTGGACTCGACCCGATTGCGTGGGATCCCGAGTCCATGCCTGAGCAGTATCGGTCCATTTTGGCTCAATCTGCCGAAATTCCGCCGGCGGAAAAAAAGGCCAAACCAGGACCAAAGTCTTTGATGGAAAAAGTGGCGGAAACAACCGCTCTGACAAAGGCAAGGACGGCGGCAAAGCTTTCTTCAAAAGGGGCGGCGTCTGTCAGTGATGCGGAAAAAAACATCCTTCAAGGTGAATTGGCTGCCTTAAAAAGACAGCGTGCAGCGGGGGACATCTCCGATCAGGAATTTCGTAAAAGAGTTTACGCTTTATATCCCAATGAAGATGCCGCGGCCAAAGAAGCCGCCGTAAGAGAGCGGTTAGGCCGGGCAATGAACCCGGCGTTAAGAGCCGGATTGGAACGAAAAATAGCCCCGTAAGGAGTTTTTATGCCGTCATTATTCTTCAAGAACAAGCAGGATCCAAACCTTCCGTTTTCTAGCCAGTTTGATGAGATCAATTCTGGGAGGAAACCCTTCGATTCACAGTCAGCTTCCCAACCAATTCCCGAAGGAAACAACCCATTGTCCGCCTTGGCAGAATTGGCGCAACGATATCGTGATGAACGCAATCCCGAATACTTCCAAGCGGTCGAACAGCTCCGGAGCAAAAACAGCATAGGATACGGAAATGATTCCGCTGAAGCCGTATTTTCCCCGTATGCCGGTCAGGGAAAAAGCTTCTTTTCTCCCAAAGACCCGGCCAATATGTCCGCTTCTTTCCAGGGACCCCAGGCTTCTGCTTCGAGCTCAATGGCAATGGGAATTACCCGTCCAACCAGTGGAACGGCAACGATGGGATTACCTGGTGATCCCCCGGCAAATCCTTCGACCACCTGGACGGGGCAAACCCTGTACAGTGAGTCGGGAAAGCCGGGAATGCCGGAATCATCTTTGGAACTTGCATCGGGAAACCCTTTGCCAACTGCCCGACCATCGCTTCCCGGGATGCCCCAAAAGCCGTCTCTCCCCGGGTTTAACCGAATTTTTCAGAGTTCTCTTAACGCGCCTCAAGTCTTTGGTCAGGGCTCAGAAAGCATGTTAAATGGACTGGAAAAGGTTATTGGGATGATGGGGGAACAGCCTGGACCCGCTGATCAGATGGCCCCAATGAGTCCGAAACCCGAACCCGATTTTTTCCAAGCCAATAAACCTCCCGAACAAAATCCCACCGGATTTGGGGGAAGTGGCAGGGAAAGCGGTTTGGGCCTGGGTTCATCGTTGGCCCCTTCATCAAATGTTTCCGCTCCGGATTTTCGAACAATGCTTGAGCGAATTGATGCTGCCATCAAAAGCCGTATGGGATCGGTGAATCAATCCGCCATGCAACCCAAAGGCTATTTAACCGGAGTCCGATGATTTTTTTCAAGGAGTAACATTATGTCCTCTCCGCTGTTTCAGCGTTTTGCCCTGCCTGTTTTTGAGAGTCCGGAGTATAACTCCAAGCCCTGGGAAGAACAAAAGGAACTCAGCAAAAACATCATTACCCAATACGAAAGCGCGGGGGGAACGGTTGATGATTATTTGGCTGATGCCGATGAATATTTCTCGGCAAAGCCGGTTGCCCTTCCAAAGCCTACCACCAGCCAAGGGAAGGCAAGCATTCATAAGTTTATTCGAAGCGTTCCCGGATTTCTTGAGCTTCCGGAATCTTCACGAAATAACATTGCCAGGGATTTTGATTCGGATCGCGCCAGTTTCCAGGAAGCATTTTCGCGGGAACTTGAAAAAATGGATCAAGAGGTTCCTCCGACTGGGGCGATGGGGGTGGAATTCAAGGACAAGCCAAGCCTTCTCCGGGATGCGATTACCCCAGTAAAGGAGGGAGTTCGGGCGATGGTCCGTGCTCCTCTTCAAATGCCGGGACAATTGACGGAAGTTCTGGGGAAACTTTCAAAGGCCACAACTGGTTATGGTGATCTTGCCATTACGTCCGGGAATGAAGCGGCAAGGTTTTTTGATGACCCGTTTTCCATCCCCGGGAAAGCTGTGGAAGCATTTGGGGACATCGGCAAGGAAACGGTAGGGTATGGAGATGCCGTAAGATCCCTTGGGCAAAAATTACAAAACATTCTTCCCCCAGAAGATATTACCGATCCGACACTCGGGGAGACTTCGCGCTTTTTAACCTCCTTGGCGGAGCCTCTTGGCTCAGGTGTTGGTTCATCTCTGGGAATGCTGAAAAGCGGGGCAGCCATCGGGCGGGCAGTCACACCGTCTTTAAAGTCTGGAATTCAGGCTTTACCGGGCGGCCAAAAGGCTATCGACGCCCTTCGACCGCTCCTGGAAAAGATTACTCCAGCCGGATCAACTCCAACTGACGTGGCCGCTCAGTTGGCGGGTTCGTATCCGGTCAGCGCCCTCCTTCAGACTGGAGAAGGAATTGACGCGTTGGAAGCTCATCCGGAAACAAAAAAGACGAATCCCCTATGGGCTCTCCTGCCTGGAATGGCAACGGCAATGGTTGATACGCCTCTTGCCATGGCGTTGACTGGCAAAGCCAAGCTTCCCAATCCTGTTCAAAAAGTCATGGACGGATTTGGTGTCCCGGGAAAAACCGCCTTAATGATGGGATCGGAAGGACTGGAAGAAGGCGGGCAAAAACTGGGTACAGAGATGACGCCCTATATGGCCATGGGCCGCCTTCCAACCTCTCAGGAGTTTCTGAAACTTTTGGAAGAAAAGGTTGCTCCTGAAGCAATGGGCGGAATGCTGTCCGGGCCGGTTCTGGGTGCCGGTCATCTTTTCGAAAAAGAACAGAATCAACAAAAATCGGATGGGGAACAGGTCCCTCCATCGGCTTCAACACCAACTCCTCCAATCCTCACCCCGGAACTTTTTGCCCAAATGAAATCTTCTTTTGGCAATCCAACAGATGGAACGACCTTCGACCTTGGCAAGTGGAAGGAAGCGATGCAAGAAGTACCGGTACAAGAACCCCAAGAAGAAAACATCATCTCCGAAGCTGTTCGACAATCCCAAACTCTGGAAGAGGCCCAGGCAAAAATCAAAAATGCTTATTCCGGCATCTACGGGGCAAACACCCAACAGCCGCCTTCTCCTATTGTTGATCAATCTCCCCAGCCAGAGCAAGGGGTTGGTATCATTCAAGAAACCAGAGAGATAAAGGACCTCAAGAGCGAACTGAAAGAACTTGCGGAAGCCTGGAAAAGTCTGAAGGTTGCGGGACAAGGCGTTACTGATCCGGCCGGAAAAGAGCAGATTCAAAATATGCTTCAGGCTCTGTCGGCAAAAGGGAAGCCTATTAAGGCTCAGATTGAAAGCCGTGGGCAAATTGAAGCTCGGATCAAAAGCATTCAGGAGGAGCAAAAACAGCTTGAGGTGGCCATGGCTGCCGCTCAGAATAACGCCATTGCCCGAAGAACAATTAAGAAGCGAATAGCAGATAACCAGCGAATGATTGAGGGGCTATCTTCGGGACAAATTAACGTTACGGAACGTCAGGCCGATTTGCTGTCGAAGGATCCTATGATCGGTCAGCCAGCCGAAGCAACACCCACCTTGAAGGCTTTGGCTCTACTTGATCAGATGGATCTAAAAGCGCAAGACAGAAAGCCAAAAATTGAACCGCCAAAACCGCTTTCTGTCGCCGATTTCCCCCTTTTAAGCGCCATTCGAGGAATGGGCGGAATTCGAAAATCGACAGGCGAAAATGGCGGAGAATATGATGCTTCGATAAAAGCGCTGGAAGAGGCTGGATTCAAGGCGACACCCGATATTTTTCGCGCCATTAATGGCACTGGAAAACTTGCCCCGGATCGCATGGCAAATCAACTTTTTGACGCCGGGCTAATTCCCGAAAATTCTCCCGAAACAATGTGGAACGCCCTGCGGTCTGAAGTCCTCGGCTTGGCAAGATCAAGAAAGGAAGCCAAGTCCGAGAAAAACCGCCTGGCCGAAGAGGAATTACGCCAACAAGATTGGGAAAATAACCAAAGCGAACCGGTTACCGCCGGCACGCTTTCCCGCGGTGACCAATTTACCATTCAGGGGGAAAAATACCGAGTGATTGATGAGGGTGACAGTGCCCTCAAACTGAAGGACGGCATTGAGTTTTGGATGCCTTACGACGCCACGATGCCCGATGGAACGATCAGAATCGACAGAGGCTCTTTGGCAAAAGAAACTTCCAAACCCGGGCCCGCTTCCGTTGACAAAACTCCGGTTACCGAACCCACTTTTGAAGACATGGCAACCATGGACGCTCTTGATGAGCAATGGGGGGAACTTGGGCAAAAACCAAGCCCAAACGAACCGAAAACCAACGCTCAAAAAGCGGTGGAGTATTTCAGCATGCTTGATGGTCAGGAAGTTCCGAAGCCCATTTTATCCAAACAGAAAACATTTGAGGATTTGGAGAAGGGGATTCAACCATCATTTGATGATCTGCAATCCACGCCCCCTTCTCAAACTCAAAAAATATTGCCCGACCAGGTTCAAAATCCCGAAATTTCCGGAATATCAAAAAGTGTTGGGGTTATTCCAGCCGAAAGAGCTCTCCCGTTTGTTCCTCAGGTGGATGTCGAATTGGAGGAAATGGTTTCCTCGGGGGCTTTTGACCGGCAAACCGCCCAAAAAACCAGGGAGGTTGGGGCCGCTCCGGTAAATGAATCGCTGGGAGTGGATGATTCGGTTTCATCCAATCTCTCAAAAAAAGAGCTTGAAAGGATGGTGGATGCCAAGGAAGCTCTTGATGTCGAAGGTAAACTGGCAAGCGTAGTCACCACTGATTTTGAAATTCTGAATCTGGCCGGCATGAACTCAGTTTATGGTGATCAGGGGTCAAACCGGATGATTTCCAGAATCTTGAACCGGATCCGGGAACGGGTGAACACGGAGCTGGCTGAAGATTACCCTGACTCAAAATACTATTTCAACCTTTGGCACATGGGAGGCCCGGCCTTCAGGATGAATTTGGTGGCAGACTCTCCCGTTGCAAAATTTATGGACAGTGTTATGGACAATGTTCAGCGAGACATTTCGGAGCTGCAAGGACAAATAGCCGCCCCCGACATTAAAACCGGCCAACCGGTAAAATTGGCAGATGTTAAACACTCAAAGGATTTGACGAAGAGTGGAACCGGGGTTATGTTTGCTTTACTCCCCGTTGACACAAAAGAAGAGATTGGTTCGGTTTTTGCCGACAATAAGGCCAATCTCCAAAAACAAGGAGGGCAAGATGACCTTGTCAAAAGATGGAAAGCAGGAGCCAATCCAGACGAGATCGTTCGACTCACTCAGCTCGTGGGAAAAACAATTCGTGGAGGAGTTGAGAGCATCGAGAGAATTGACGGACGAAGAGTGGGTGGAACTGGACAAGAGAATCGACAAGGCCCTGGAAAAGCCACTGAACGAGTTGAGCCAAATCCTCGAAGCCGCCGGGTTTCCCCGCCGAAAATAGACGATGTAGCTAAAGCTCTTGGCCTGTCAGACGATCAGGTCAAAGCGCTTTGGGACCGCGGGGTTTTTCGGATCGACTCATCCTATGGTCTTTTGGACTCTCGCAATCAAAAAGCCGCCAAAGCTATGTTCACCAATATTTCCGAGATGGCCCGTATTGCAGGAAAACCCATGTCTTTGGTTATGATCGACCATGCCGGGATTTCCGCCTCCAACAAAATCTTTGCCGAAGAGCTTGGGGAGTCCCAGGGCAAGAAAGTTACCGAAGCCATTGTTCGAAAGTCCCTGGAAATGGTTGATATCGTATTAGAAGAAGCTGGAACCACGATTCAAAAAATGCGGGTGGGGGGGGATGAAAACTTAGGGTTTTCGACTCTGACCCCCAAAGATGCAACCAAAGCTATGAATCGAGCCGCAAAGCGAATCAAGGAACGATTTGCGGAACACGGGTTTGACGCCCTTCCAAACCTCAAACCAGAAAAAACCCCGTACCAAGAAACTTGGGGCCCAGGGATCTATTTTTCCGTGATTCCGATCGACGGAAAAACCACCTTCGAGGAAGCAATGGACAAGGCCGGAATCGGTGTGGAGCTTGCCAAGGAGGCGGTTATTGAAGAGGCAAAAGCCTTCATTGAAAAACGCCAACAGGAGCAAGAAAAAGCGCTTGCCGCTTCAAAGGGAAAAATTGAAAAACTTGGGGGACCGGATCTCATTTCCCGGAAAAAGGTTCTGACGTTCCTCGAAAAGGTTTTTCCCGTCACCGAAGAGGAAGTTCAGCTTTGGTGGGATGGTGGCGATTTGGGGGAAAAGAAAAACCGAATTGCCCAGGCTGCGGTTGATTACCAAGCGGACATTGAACACGCACTAATGGAGGGGGCAGGAGCGGAAGCGGTGGACTTGTTGGCCCGCGCTTTGACGGATATTAAAATCCCGTCACGCCGCCCACGGTTTTCCCGCCAGGAAAGGGAAACATCAGCCAAGGGAAAGGACGATGACAATGCCGTGCATTCTTTATCCAAGCGGACTGAGAATCAGTTTCGCCGACCCGGAAACCGAGGAGGAACGGAAGGAGATGCGGGATCGAGTAGAACGCGTGAAAGAGGCGTGGAGGGAAGCGATCAAGAACGGCTTGGACGCCTCGAAGTGTCCTTATCAGTTGAAGAGCGGGACAAAGGATACCTCGGAAGCCTGAAAGCGATTGAAACTCCAACCGTTTCACAGGCGTTGATTCGTGACGCTTTCCAGGATCTCTTTGGAAAACGAGTTATCTTTTTTGATGATAACTCCCCGGTTGCCAAGAAACGTGGCGGGCGGTCGGTAATGAACGGCGCTGTTTTAACCGATGATTCCGACACCATTTATATTGCGACTTCCGCCGCGCATCCGGGGATGGTTGTTGCCGGTCATGAGCTGCTTCATACCATTCGAATGGATGATGCTGATCTTTACGATCAACTTTTGGAGGCAATAACCCCACAAATCAAGGATACCACCAGATTCAAGGAGACTATGACCCGGAGAGGGCAAACGAACCTTTCGGAGTCTCAAATTGTTGAAGAGCTCTTGGGTGATTTCCTGGGTGATCGAATGGGTACTCGAGATTTCTGGAACAATCTGTCTCAAAAAAATCCAACTCTGTTCGAGCGTGTTGCCGGTGCCTTTCGTCGGTTCTGCGACCTGATACGGGGTTGGTTTTCCCGGCAACCCAATTATCAGTCCGATCAGTATTTTCGGGATATTCAGGCTGCATCGGAGGTTGCGGAGAGGGTTGTAGCGGAATACGCTCAGAGAAAACGAAATGCCCGATCTCAAACCGGAGTTGGAAAGTTCCTGAATGCCATGGAGGACCGGTTTCCCGGAGAAAAAGAGACCGAAACCGAAGCTGCTCGGTCCAGATTTTCGTATGCGGGTGAAAAGTCCCTGAAAAATCTTCCGGCAAAAGAGGAGAAAATCAAAAAAAACAATCTTGAAGTGGCCAAAAAAATGGATGTTTCCAACATGGATACGGAAAAAATCCGCCTTGCAACTGGCTGGTTCAAGGGGCCATATGATGGGAAATGGCGGTATGAAGTTGATGACTCTTCGGCAAGCCTGACCGAAACCTTCCAAAACCTGAAAAACAACAAGATTGTGAAGCTTGAAAAAGTGTTGTCTCATCCCAAATTGTTTAAAGCCTATCCCTGGATGCGGGAAGTGTTGTTTGTCTCTGATGGGGAAATGTCTCCCGGTTCCGCCCTTTTTAGCCCAGGCCTTGGAAAGCACGGCCAAATTACAATGTCTGACAAGTTCCCCATTGGCAAAAATGGCAACCTTTTTTCGGACGAAAAGATTACTCTTCTTCATGAAATTCAACACGCTATCCAAAGCAATGAAGGCTTTGCACGCGGGGGAAGCCTTGCTCACGCCGCAATGGAAAAGAACGCTGCCAGAAAGGAATACCTCCTTTGGGGTGACGCTTTTTCTCTGAAAACGTGGGCCGAAGAAAACAACCTGGGAATTCGGGAGGCGGTAAAACCTCTCGAAAACTACTTCGGGGATGAGCTTCTTGATCCAGAAGGAGCTATCAATCTGGCCGAGTCGTTTAGCCGGGAAACCTTGGCAGAAAGAGCCGAAACAGCAAAGAGCAAAATGAGCGGAGACGATATTGACCTTTATCGCCGCCATGCCGGCGAAATCGAATCCCGAGATGTTGAGGATCGAGCCGGCCTGAACGAAAAAGAAAGAAAAGAATACGAACCGTTTTCTTCCGCCGATGTATCCCCTGAAGATGCCATTGTAAGGTTTGGGTCCAATGATTCTGCCAAAATCGGAGATATCCAAGCCAATGCTCCAAACATTCGGTTTTCCCGGAAGGATTCTGCCAAAATTGAAGATGTCCAAAACAAAACTCCTGAAGAAGCACAAAAAGAATATCTTGGTGAACCGCTAAAGGTTCCGGAAGTCACCATGCAAGACATTGTTGAAACTGCCAAAGGAAAAAAGACCCGGGAGATCACCGAAGCCATTCCGGCCATGACCCCCAAGGACAAATCATTTCTGGAAAAACTGGGAGGGATGCTTGGAACACTGGGCCAGGGGTTTGTTTCCCTTGTGGGGCCATTGGCGTCTGAAGTATCCGAGGCCAGGGCCAAAGAGTTGGGCGTAGAAAAAAACAAGCTAGATCTCCACGCTTTGAAACAATGGCTTGAATCATTGCGGGGAAAAGTCATGGGAGAAATAGAAGAAGCACTGATGCGTGCCCATATCAACGCCGAGTCCGATAAAATGGTGAAATGGATTGAAGAGTCGACTTCTCCTGGAGACTTCCGCGATTTTATTTTGGACAAATACCGCCGAATCGTCTACCCATGGCACGCTTTCGGAGCCATTCAGCGGAAATTGTTCTTGATTGCTGAGCGGGTCTATTGGGATGGGGCCAAAATTGCCCCCAGTCCTGGATTTCGTGTGGAAAAAGTGGAGAAAAAGACCAAATCCGATGGGAGCGTGTACTTGGAAAAATCCTACCAATACCAGCAGGACGTTTCCCCTGACCTGGTGATGGAAAATTTCCAGGCACTTCCTCAGTGGGCACAAGAGGCAATCACCGCCAGAGCCCAACACAACGAAACGTTCCGCAAAGAATTGGTGGAAAAGAAAATCCCTGAACGAATTCAGAAAAACGAAGTTCAGACGCGGATTGTGGAAGCCCAAATCGCCGAGGCCGAGCAACGCTTGGTTGATCTGGAATCCATGCCGGATGCAGATAAATCCGAAGGGGTCATTGAGGCCATTAAAAAACAGAGCAACAAACTTAAATCCCTGCGTCGCGACTGGGGAAAGCTCCAAACTCAGCTACGGTTGGATCGGGATAACCGCGGGCATTATGGATACGTCCATCACTATGGATATCCAACCGAGATCATGGGTGAGGCCACGGAAGGGACACCCCCGGTCATCAAGCCGGGAACGGCTGAATGGTATGATGCGGTTCCCCCTTCCTGGAAATATCGCCAGGGAACTCGCGGATATCGTGACGTTTCTTTGGTGGAAGCAGATTTGATGCAACGTCGCGGGGAAACTCGGGCGGAATTCGAAAACAAACTGCTTTTGGAGATCGAGGATACCTATGGGGTCAACGCGGAAGACTACCGAGAGAACAAGGAGGAATGGGACGCCCGGGCCGGGAACAAAGGCTGGGCCGCCATCGATTCCCTTGATAAAAAAGACGCTCAGGGGAATCCTCTCAAACTTATGCTTCCTGGGGACGTATACCGCACCTATTTCAATGTGCGCCATCCCGAAGGGAACACCACGTTGGGCGCGGAAGCCGCAAAGGTGTTTGAAGCACTTGACTCCCTGACCGGGCCGATGAATGAAGCCCTGTTGTGGCATCCCACCAAATTTTTCCGCGATATCCTTTCCGGACCAATCCATGTCATGGAGTTCATTCGGGATTATGGCACTCGCAACATGAACGATCCCGGGAAGGTGGCCGCGATGATTCCCGCCGCTTGGGATGCCTTGAAAAAAGCGTATTCTCCGATTGCTCCCGACGTTTGGCGAAAGTATTCCCCGGGAACTCTTCGAGAGTTTTCGGAGAGTCTGTACTTTCAGAAAGACCGAGAACCCGGCGTGATCGTTCGTGGGCTTGACCGGCTTAGTCGAGCGGTTTCCGAGTTTCCTATTGGGTCAGTATTAGCCCAGGTTTTCCGCACGGTAAATCTTGCCGGGGCTGGGGACATTCCCCTTCGCCGCTTCTTCACGATCCTCGGGGAGAACCTGGCCGACCAAGAAAAGCTGACCGGAGCCGAGCGCGAAAAGTTCATTCAGAACATGGTTTCCCAATACGGCTTCGACACCAAAAATCTGACCCCGGGACTGGCATTTTTCAGGGGCCTGGATGAAAGCCGGGCCTCAAAAATTATGGGTACGGCCTCCAGAGCAATCGCTCCGTTTTTCGGGTATCCCTTTTTGGCCGCCAAGTCCATGCTGATCGATCCGTTTTATCGCGGACTTCCCGATGTGGCTCAGGGAGGCAGAAAAGCAATGTTGGAGGGACTGACACCGGAGGCGCAAAAACAACTTCTTTCCGGATCATCCGAAATTCTGCGCCCGGTGTTGTGGGGGTTGCTTGCCATGGCCGCCCACGGCTGGGATGACGATGACGAAACGGTAGCCGGCAATCTTCAGGGATTGGAGAATCTTAATCCATTGGCGAGAACGATCGGGCGAATTCGAGTCGGAGCAAATGAAAAGGGCGAAAGCTGGTTATCGACCAAAGGCTACGGCATAGCAGGATTGGCTGATGCTATGGTTGAGGCTCTGTTTTCCGACAAGGATAAATCGGTAAGCGATCTGGCCGCCGAGGTTATTTCCGTCAGTCCGAATTTGCAGGTATTCCTGCATGGGATTGGATTTCCAAGCCCCTACTCGAAACGGACGCCTTTCAAAAACATCCTGGCACAATATCTCACGACGATCATTCTTCCCCAGGTGATTAGGGCAGGACCCGACATGGCCAAATACTTGTCCCTTGCCATGGATGACAAAACTATCCCCAATCGCGAGAAAATGAGCCTGGTTCAAACGATCTTGAGTCAGTTCGGTGTTCCGGCAAAAGTTCAGGAAAGTTTGGGGACTGGGCCGGTTCCTCGCCGACAGACCAAAGACAATAAAATGATCGAGCTGGATCCCACCATTGAGATCATCAAACTACTTGGACCCAATATCCGGCATATTCCCTATACCCTGTCTGCTTCTGAAGCTGGTGAGGCTATGACTACGCTGGACATTATGAAAGAAAAATCGGCCAAGGCTCACAAATACCTTTCCGCGCAATGGGGGCAGGGTTTGAGTTCGCAAAAGGCGGCTGAAAAAATCGGATTGTCCCGGGCAATGGAATTCCGCCAGGCTCTTGAGCAAATTGATATGGATATCGCCGATCGGGAACGTCGCTTGCCCAAAGCCATTATGAACCTTCCAGAGCCATATCGGCAAGCTGCGGACATTAAAAGCAAAAAGCGGCGGGAAAGTTTCTTGGATTACCTCGACAAAGAATAGTTTTCCAAAAATAAACCCTCCAGGGTGAAGAAACCAAACTTTGCTCAGGAGGGTATTTTTATGCTTCGGAAAATCTTTGCCATTTTGCTGGTTGTGACCCTTTCGGTTTTGATCCCGATCAAAGTCGATGCGGCGGCCGCTACCGCTTCCGTTTGGATTGCGACTCCCACGGCCATGGTTGAGACCCGGGATGCCATGGATGGATATCCCGAGCAACCCCTGGCCTATGACGATGTGACCACCACGACCACCACGGCGTCTACCACGTCCGTCAGTCTTACCGCGGCCACTGGCCGCAAGCTCATGAGTGTCTACGTCAACGGAACCGGGGAATTGTGGATGAACCCAGGAGGGTCCACCGCCGTCCTGAGTTCCGGAATCAAGATCACGGATCGTCTGGAAGACATTCCCATCAACGCGAACTGCCCGGTCAGTTTCATCGCCAGCACCACCGACTTCACCTACACGACGGTCGAATACCAGGTCCGACAGAAGCCCAACCGGTAATCCACGGAAAGGAGAAACCACATGAAAACCCTGAATAAACCGAGAGTCATGGCCATTTTGATGGTCATGGTTTTCCTGGCTTTCACCGGATGGGCGGAGACAGCCAAGGGACCCAAAATGGGTCCTCTCCCCATCACTCGCGGAGGAACGGGAGCGACAACGGCCGCGGCGGCTCGGACGGCTCTTGGAGTATCCGACTCCACTTCGACCACGGCCTATGTGGATCAGTCGATCGAGACTCACAGTCTTGATAGCTCCAGTCATGGCTGTGATACTGTGGCATCTGCTTCGGCCTTGGCTCTCAAAGCCGACGTCAACGGGTCTGGTTCGGAACGCTTCCAGGCCAACGTTTTTTATGGTGGCGGGCTTGGTCATGAATTGACCAACGGTGATTCTGTTCTGGCGTCTGCCGGTTCTCTCGTCACCATAAGCACCACAAGCGGAAAGTTTGCGATTACCACCACCGGGGGATATCCCGATGGGGTTTTGTTTGCGGATACCGCAACCAACACGGCCGGATATGTCCTGATGGCAGGAGTGGCTCACAACATCATTGTTCCCGGCAATGCCACGAGCGGTGACTATATTTTCATCGACGGCACCACTGCGGGCGCGGCTTCAACCACCGCGAATCCTCCGCAGACTGCCACCGAAACGTGGCAATACATTGGCCGTTGCATTCTGACCACCACCACCGGAACTACGTCAATCATCATCAACCGATAATCGGGAGGACCGCCATGAAGCGAACCGTATTTCTGGCCGTAGTTTTGGCGGTCACTCTGTTTTCCCCCGCTCTTTTGAACGCGGCTGAAAACGCAACCAATACCTGGACAGGGGCTTATGCAACTGCGCCAACCGGACTGAACAACCACTTGGCGACTCAACCGTATCCGCTGATTTCCGGGAACCCCCCCTTGTTTTTTGTAAATGAAGCCAGTAAAACGGCTCAAGTGGTCTCTCATGAAAATCCCTTGCCCGCGGTTGGAACCTTTTCCATTTCTTCTTTCAATATTTATGAGCTTGATGGACTCGCCACATGGGGGGCACTTGATCTTTTGCGGCAAGTAAAAGTAAACCTTGCCTCTTTCACGGCTCCCCTTCCGGCCGGAGAGAACACGATTGGCTCTATCGGGGCAATTGTTGATCCATTGCCATCAGGAACGAACATCCTTGGATTGACGGGCATCGACCAGACAACCCCCGGAGTGACAAATGGGATTCAGCCTGCTTCGGATGCGCTTGGTTCAGCGTCCTCAAACACAGTTGCTCCCCTCGGAGTTCAAATCCTCGTTTCGGACAACACCGATTTGCAGCGTGTTTTGGCTCCCATCATCCTGGGAGATGGGGTTAACGGAAACAATATGTTGGCCGTTGGCGGCTGGGTCTGGAATGGAACTACCTGGGATAGGGCTCCTGGAAATTCATCCGGCGCATACGTCATTGAACGACCGTATCAGGTGGCATCAACAACTATCGGAACGATTACCACGGCGGTTTATACCATCACCTGGGTTTCCGGGGTTCAGGAGGCTGATTTTTGCCTGACCGAAACGGATAAGGAGGTTTGGCTGAAGCTGGGTGGGGATGACCCAGCGGTTCTTAACGGTAGGCCTATCCGATCAAATTTCAGCCTTAAGAGGATAAATCCCTCGGAAGTCGCGAAATTGATTGCCAGTGAATCTATCGGCTTCTGTCTCATTCAGAGGTAAGCCATGACCATGAAAAATGTTTGGCGAACCATCATTCTCTTGCTGGGGTCTATGGCGTGTTTGGCGTTCGGATCGGACTCGTTTGAAGTCGATTCCGGTTACGATCCAAACGCGGCCCGAAAAAGTGCGGTTGGGATTAACCCTGAAATTTGGCGGGCGGCCCTGGATGTTTTCAACAAAGCCGAAGTTTCCGCCGCAATAGCAACTGAAACGGTTGATAGGCAAGCGGCAATTGCAACTGTTTCCGCTGAGATTGCCGCTCATATCGCCTCATCCGGAGCGGATGTGCATGGACTTGGAAACTATTCAACCACGGTTGATACGGTGGCCTCCCTCACGCTTCTGGAAGATTTCGTCACGCAGAGCATTGCCACGGCCGTATCTTCAATACCCGGAGCGGCTACGTCTGGTGATGAGGTATTGATCGAAACCGCCACCACAACTTATTACCTACCGTTCGACGGCTCGACGGCGGTTTTCTCGATTTCGTCGGGGTCGGTATCCATCGCGGAATATTGGGTCACCGCTCAGGCAAGTAGCACGGCAAGCGCATTAACCGTGAGGTTGTTTGCCACGTATGACGGTTTCAACGGGACGCTAAACCTAATTGAATCGTCTGCGGAAATCATTCAGGATCGGAACGCCGATGCCTGGACAATTTACACGGACGCGGATGGTCATGTCGTTGCCTCGGTTCCATCCACTGTGCGGGCGCAGGTGCTAAAGACTGAAATCACAACTATGGAGGGTGATTGATGATACGATCTGAAAAACTGGTTTGCTTGGTTGCCATGCTGCTCTGCTTGGTCTCGACCACGGGGTTTGGTGCCTCGGGGATGAACCTGAGAAATGGGCTGCTGAAAGCCGGCGGCACCTATGTTGACGCCGCGACGACTACAAAGATTGTTTGCAACAGTGCGGTTGAGACTGCATGCGGGTTTGGAACAGCCACCACTGACGTTTTGGGGGAATACGACGGGGTTGCAACATTTACTGCGGTGGCAAACAAGGATGTCTTGTTTGTTATCGGCGCGGAGCATGGCGGTGCAACTTCGGGGTCGGGACTGTTGAATGAACACCAATTCATCAACGCAAAGCTGAACGGCGCGTATTTTGGGGGAAACAAGGCCGGATATTGTCTTGCCCAACTATCCACCACACGGTCTATGCAAGACCACGTGGTCATCCCGATGCGACTAAACAAGGGCGATCAGGTATCATTTATCTATTATCAGTCTTGCGGGGCGGCCATCAGCGTTTCGTTCTCTTTGCGAATTTACCTCATGAAAAATAACCCATAGCCAGGAGTTCACCTTGTCCTCAGTCGAAGAAAAAGTTGGAGAGTTAAAAGGGCGTGCGGACGCTCACGATACCGTGTTGGCTGAGATAAAGACCGGGTTAAAAACGATTTTAACTGAACAGCGAAAGCTTCCCCAGCAAATTGTCAAAATTTCCCGGAAAATCGCCCGGGCGGAAATTTCAAAATCACAACAGCCGACTCAGCCGCCCCTACCGCCGCAACAGTCTCAACCGAACCAGCTGCACCAGCAAACTCAAACAACCCAGGCAAGTGCCCCCCCCCTTGATCTCACGATGTTGCAGAAGATTTTCATCGGGATCGGGTCTTTGGGAATGCTTTTGGGTGGAGCTTTTTATGGGTTTTCAGGGGCCTCACAAGAGGGTCCAAAACAACTCCAGGCACCGGTATCACAACAGCAGGGGGTTCGACCATGATTCAGTTGCCACATACCATGATTCAGGCTGATTGGGACGATCTGAAACATTTTTCACGCAAGGAAAATTGGGGAGATCCCAACAGAATGGATGCTGAGTTAGTTCACGCTCTGGATGACTTTCGCGCCTACGTTGGCCGACCGGTCATCATCCATTGTGGAACCCAGGGAACCCACACCGACGGAAGCGTTCATTATCTCGGGAAAGCTGTAGATATGCACGTCCACGGGATGCACGCTTTTGACGCTTTCATAGCCGCATCCCGATTTCCCGCGTTTCGGGGGATTGGACTTTACCTTGAGTGGAATAACCCCGGTCTCCACTTGGATAATCGGGATCTGCCCTTGGGCATCCGGGCTTTGTGGATGAAGAAAAATGGGGTCTACGTGGACATTTCAAGGGCGAATCTCAAAGGATTTTTTTAGGCTGGAAACTTGTTCAAAAATACCTCTGGTTGAGGAAAAAAATACGTAGGAGGTTACATGCTTGAATTTCTGAAGTCGGTGTTTCATTGGTTGTCGGACCCAGCTCATTTTATGGCGACAGTCCAGCTTGTGCTTATCGTTGTCGTAAGCGCGATTCAGTTTTACAAATTGGTGCGCCGGTACCTACCTGCGGAAATCGCTCAAAAAACGGATAAGGTTGCCGAATTTATGTCCTGGGCGGTAAACAAATCGTTTACTACCGCTGAAGGCCTGGAGAAAAGCGGGCTTATCAGCAAAAGTTCCAAGTTGGGGGCATTCCTTGATCAGTTGGTTCTGGAGGCGAAGAAACACGATGTACAGTTGTCTCTTGAGGATGTTTTGAAGGCCAAGGCTCTGGCGGAAATCGAGGCTTTCAATAAAAAGGCTAACACCCCAGTGGCCGTCAGTTATGATTCACTCATACCCGAAGCCGGGAATGCCTTGGGAGCGAAGCCAAACCCTCCGGCCGCCCAAGGCTGACCCTGCAAGTGGGGAAGCGTAATCAGTCCTTGGGCGTTCGCGTTCGAGACGCTTGGTTGAAAGTTCATCGAAAAGACAAAGATATTTCCGGCGAACTTCAAATTGATTTTTGATTTCCCGAACAATTCTTGAGAATGAGGTCCACATTCTCATTGATCGGCTTCAGGAGTCCGGAACTGCCCAGGACTATTACCGGTTAAACCATCTGCCTGCCGAGAAGATCGGCGGGCTTTGTTTTTTGGTTGAGACGTGGCTTTCCGAGGAGGGGAAAATAGATGTACGCTGATCGCGCGTGTCCGAAGTGTTGGCAAACTTTAGTGGTCAGGTCCGGGCCTTATTTGATTTACGATTGCCCCGATCCTGATTGTGGCTGGACATCGGAGCTTGAGCCATATCGTTATCCTCTAATTTCAGAAAAATCAAATCAAGCGCTTGCTGATACAGTTCGCCAAATCCAGGTAGACAAAGCTGTTTAACGTTTGCCGTTTTCGATCCGCGGGGGTGCCTGGGGTTCGACTTGCTGGAAGGCCCCTTTTCATCCTTTTTCGGGCAGTTCTTTTCACAAAAGAATTTTTCCTTTAAATCCGGTCTGCCCTGCAATATTTCCCAGAAACGTGCCATGTAAGCAAACTTGTCTTTGATTCCTTTAATGATGCGGGAAAGATCATGAATTTTAAGATTTGTTACTTCCTCGATTTCTTGAAGGCGCATTCCCGCCATCTTCAGGCGATAAATTTCCCGTTCAATATCGGATAGAGCGTGATAATGCGGAACGTCAAGCGATGGACCTTCTTCGGGTTGAATTTCAGTTGCTTGCCCAAGAAGCAGTTTTTTTTCCAGGGCAATGGTGCGCATGGGAATTAACTTTGCTCCTCGGGTTTTCGTGCTACGAGGTTTGGGAGTTTTGTATCTGGAGCGTGGTTGGCCCTGGGTGGTTTTTTTCATTCAATTTAATGGGTTAATTTTTTGCTCGTCGGGTTCCCCCACAATATTCGCAAGGATGATTTTGTTGGGCCATGGCCCCGCACCCCCAGCACGTTTCGGGACTTGGATTGAGTGTGGGGGGGAAAGGTTGAGTAGAGTATTGGGCGCTTTGCGCAGCACGTAAGGCCGCCATCATGGCCGTTTCTCGTTGATTGTTTGCAAGTTGAGAATAAGAGAAAAAATCTCCCTGGGAGTTTTGCACCCCGCCTCTTTGCGGATGATCCAAATATCCCAGAGTTCCCATAAGCCCCATGATTCCATTCATCTGCGAATCCTCCAAATCATCCGGCGTCGACGCCGAAGGCCCAAATGACGTTTGAACGTGTTTTCAATGGCTTTCCAAAAATCGCGAGCTTTGCTGTTCAATTCCTTTTTAAAGGATGGCGGCCTTCGCTTCTTTTTCCCTCCAGGCCACCGCCGGGAAGTTTGAGCAAGCTCTTTTTTGGAGATGGTGAAGCTTCCCCGAAGCTCCCTGAGATCAAGTCGATCCATGATTACGCCGTCCTTTCAAAAACCACGAACCACCTGGCCCGGCCATTGCGCCCAGTTCCAACGGCAAAAACTCCTTTTTCAGAAGAGAGACCGGGAACGGGCCGAGGCCACAAGTAGTGAATGATTCCCACACGGCACCCGGGGGAAAGAACCTCCGTAGCACGTTTCAATAGCTGTTCAGGGGTCGGATAGACAGATTCACCCGGAGGATATTTTCTCGCGTCTTCTGGAGAATAGGGAGAATCAATCAAAATTCCTTTCCAAAAAAGTGGTTGCAGGAAGGGCAACCTTGCACCAAAACTTGGCCATTGTTTCCTCGCATCCAGCAAAAAATCAGGACAAACCGCGGGATCCAGATCAAGGGTAAAATCTTTGGAACCGAATCCCCCGGAATAGGGGTATTCCCGCGCCAACCCTCCGCAAACATGGAGAACAGGATCCTCAACAGAACAACCAAGCATGATCCTGGCTCTCTCCGGAAAACCCCCGAGATAACCCCCGTACCTCTTGTGTCCGTTCAGATACTTACATCGAGCAAGAAGCCAAACGTCTGAAATTGGGCGATAGCTCATCGGTGATTATCCATGGATGACAAAACCGCCCAGAGCAAAAGAGCCCGTGGGCGGTTCATGGAAACAATGAATTGCTGGTATGCGCATACCAGCAGGGACAACAAAGCGCTTGGTTTGTTCATTTCAGTCTCCTTTTGGAGACCGAAAAGTCTGGTTGACGGTTACTGCTCTATTTGATTAAATAGATTACCCTATCCTTTAAAGGGAGTCAAGATGGGAATTTTTTTTTGCGGTCCTGAGTTTCCGACCTTGAATCTGGAGTCGGGACGTCTGGGAATTGAACGGCGTGTGGATATGATAACTCCCGGGCTCCCGGCAATGAGACCGTTAGGACGGTCACCGAGAAAATCGGTGGCCGTTTCTATTTTTAGCACGTCCTTGCATACCCGAACCTTCAAGTGCAGGGTTTCCAGCAGTTCACGTAGTTGCCGGCCTTCCGAGACATTCAGGCGGTTTTTTAGAAGCCCGACAAAATCCCGAACATCGTTCTCAGAAACTTCAATAGCGGTGACCTTCCCCACCTTCTCCGGTAGTCTCTCGATGCTTCCTTTTATCTTCTCCCGAGAATCTGCCAGTTCCAGGAGTTTTCTCTTTACAACTTCCCGGGGAATATCTCCCAGGTGAAGTTCGTCCATCAAATCGGATTCATGCTTCTGGGTGGCGGCCAACTGGCGTTGCTGTCGGGTCAGTTCTTCGGCATCGGTCTTGGCGCTGTCGCCAATTTCCTTTTTGTACAATTCGAGGGCCGTTCTCACGTTAGCCGGAGTAAGGATTTTTTCCAACAATACATCCTTCACTGAGCCGACAAGATCGACTTCTTTTATGTGCCGCCGATTGCCGCAGGTGCGGGTGTCACGATGACTTCGGCACACCATATACCAGCCGCGATTGCCCGGGTTTGATCCGATAACGAAGCTTCCACCACACTCTCCGCAGACAATCATGCCTGCCAGGGGGTGTTGAGACTGCGAGACCGACCGTGGCCGCTGGCTGACATGGCAGCGAGCCAGACGGGCCTGAACGGTGGTCCAGGTTGCGTGATCCACCAGCACAGGAAGGGAGTTCGGAACACGAACCCAGGTAGCGGGGTCTTTTTCCATACGCCAGATGTTAGTGCCGATGTAAACTTCATGATGCAACATAAAACTGATTGTGTTAGGGGCCCAAGCTTTTGCCTTTCTGGGCTTTAAACCCTTTTCCCGGAGTTCGGCCATAATCGTTTTTAACCTGGCCCCTTCCGAATATCGGTGGAAAATAAACCTCAGGACTGGGGATTCATCTTCATTGATTTCCAGGACTGTTCTCGTCTTCTGGGTTGCTGGATCGAAGACTCTCTTGTTTTTATAACCATATGGGGCTTCGCCACCACTCCGGAATCCGCGCCTTGTGTTTGTCGCTTGGCCGCTCTTTGTCTCGGCGGCCAGGTTTTTTGAATAAAACTCGGCAATACCTTCCAGCATGACTTCAAGGAGATTCCCTGCCGCCGTTTCACTGTCGATGGCTTCAAGTGCAGAAATAACTTTTATTCCATGGATTCGGAGTTTTAGTTTGTATTTTCTTGATACCTCGACATCCCGGGCAAAACGATCAAACTTTCGGACAATGATCACATCAAAGGACCGGGGCTTCCGCAGAGCTTCTTCAATCATCCTCTGAAAGGCAGGCCGATCTTCCACGCGACCGGACTGGGCTTCCTCCCGATAAATTTTCACAACAGTTCCCTGAAGGGAATCCGCTTTGCGGGTGCATTCCTGAATCTGAGTTTCGATGGTCGCACTGTCCTGCTGCTCAGAAGAGAACCTGGCGTAAATGGCAACTCTACAAGATTTCTGATCCATAAATCCTCCGAGTAATGCTAAGCGTCTGGAGCCTGAAGTATGGTTACTACAGGGCAACGGCCCTTTCCGCGTTTTACCGAAACAAGGTTAACCGTTTCAAGATCCTTCAACCCCCGGTAACCGGTGCTTCGACATATTGAAAACTCTTGGAGAAGGCCTGTGGTCAGCCTTACTGTCGCGGACATTTTCAAACCTGCTTTATACCAGAGAAGAAGTCCGAGTGCCAGTGCGTTTTTTCCCGCTAAAGCGGCAAAGGTCACCCAGTCCCAGGGGATGGGGCGAAGGAACCTTTTGCCGAGAGGTATTTTCAGGGTGTAGTTGTTGCCGGGTTCCATAGCCGAGGCGGGCAAACCCGTTGTTTCTGACGAAATCTCCTCAATTTTAAACTTATGCGGTCTCATGACAATCATCCTTAATTTTTATTATAAGATATAAGAACAGGTGGTGTCTTTTGCATCAGGAATGATTCAGTTCCGCTCTATCTTGCGAATCCATTTCTTGGAGAATCTTCATCAGCATCCCCCAGATTGTTTTTCCGCGTTGGTCAGTGAAACGATCTGGAAACACCACTACTTTTGCCTCAGTTCTCAGCGGGAATCCTGCAAGAATTCATTTGTTTTGCCGCCAGGTAGATTTCGGCGCCCTTGCCGGCCATCTCCAGAATCTGAGTCATTGGCAGGGCCCGGAGGATATCGACGCAGGTCGATCTGGGGGCTTGACTTGTGTTGATTACAATGAGGTCAGTTGGCATTTTGTTCCTTTCTATGTTTCCGAAATGGCGAGCCCGCCGGCACTGGACGCTGGCAGGCTCGCCGCAGGACGGTGAGTTAGCTGTTTCGAAGGTAGTTGCCGGCGGCGTCTTCCAAGGTGTGGGCTTCTTCCGGCGTCAGGCCTGCATCGGTGATCATCCGAGCGTCAGTCAAAGCCTGGGCAACGCCGAAGGCGGAAGGGTTGGGTTCGCGTGCGTAGGCCGCCATGATGGCCGGAGCGAGCTTGGGCGACAACCCCGACGACCGCAGCAGTCTGTTGACGACGTCCTCGAAGTTGTCGATCGGCCGGCGGGTTGAGTCGACGATGACCCGAGTGCTCTCCCGGATCAGATTCGGAACACTATGGAGTTTCTGGCCGAGGGTCTCCCAGACGTTCTGTTCGACGTTGCGGGTATGGCGGCGATGCAGGAGTTCACCGTCGTGGACTGGGGCTCGCATCCCATTCAAGCATATGAGCCGTTGGATCTTGACGTGAACCGCCAAGGAACAGTACCCGACGGCGCTGTTGATGATCTCAATGCCGCCGAAGAGGTCCCCGACCTAGCTGTGTCCGGACCGGAACTGCTGGCCAACCCCGAAGAAGAAGGCCGTGGTTCGTGAGGTGATGGTCGACCGAAGGATGGGCAGATTTCCTTCCGACCCGGACAGGGCGTCGTGAAGGAAACCAGCAAGCTTCGCATCGCTGACGGCCTGGAAACCTGGCCCGACCAAGCCGACCAGGGTCCCATCAGCTTGGGTGACGAGTTCAAGGTCCCGGGTCGCTCGGATCTTGATCTCGCCTTCACCCCGGGTGAAGCGCAAGTTCATCTGCAGCGCCCGCTCTTCCGGCGAGGCCCGCTCGAAATACTTGTCGAACTTCATCCCGAGCAGAGTTCCGATCTGCCGTTTCGACCAGTCATTCATCGCCAGCTTGCCGACACCGGGGACGACGATGTCCTGGGCTTCGTTCATCCGGAGACTGTCGAGGCTGACGACGGCTTCAAGCTGCCGACTTTCCCGGTCCTCCAGTTCCAGCACCAGATCGGCCAGCTTGTGACAAGGGGTCTTGAGGCGACCCCGAGTTACGAGTTCCAT